CTAAACATTGCCCCGTTCATACAATGACCTTAACGATGCCGCATACTCTGGGAACTTATCCAAGAATCTGAGATATCGTAACAAGTTAATTCTAAACGCTGTTGTCGGGTGGTCACACTGTTTATTGTAAAATTTTTTTTCATCCTCTGAAGAAAGTTTCTGTAAAGCAGAAATATAATATTCTCCGCCATCACACATGAAATCAAGAAACCTATAAGCAACAATATCCGCCTCAATCTCCTGTTCACGAGAATACTTAAATGTGTAAAATTCATTCACATACCGCGTGGGAGAATCCGCAAGTTCTTGATTGGTCTTTTTCACGTCATCCCAATCCGTTTCAACACCATTAGCCGCTCCAAAACCAGCTGCGGCAGTATTGATCCCCATCATAACCGCAGAAGCAATTTCTAGTCCACGCCTTTTCTTTAGCATCATATACTCGTGGGCTAACTGGTGTTCGAGTATCACATGAGCTATCTCGTGCGAAACGACCCCAATTATTTCAGGATAATCCATTATACCCAAAAGCCCACCATTGATGAAGATCTGTCCGTTAGGAAGAGCGCATGCGTTCAGAGTATTGTCGTCTGCAATTTTACACGCAACATTTGGGAAATCTATAGATGCTTGAGTTATTGACATTAGTGAATCTGCAATAAACTGGTACTCATCAGATGTGGCAATGCTATTACAATATCGGCAGACATTGGCCATATTCACAGCTAATGTATCCGCCGCTTGCATTATTAAGCGCCCCTTTCTATTGATAGCCTCAATCATACTGTTAGCCATTCTGTTATTCTGGAAAACCGACATCCAGAAATCAGAAGCTGTACGAACTTTCGGCTGTTCGAAAACGAAGTCTTTAACATCATACTCAAAAATCAAACTTCTTATTTTTCGAATATCCGAATGTGGGACATCTAAGAATTCTTGTTTTTCAAGTTTGCGATAATACGACATCCCACCACTCTGCGCAATTACAGGGCATGTTGCCATAATGTTAACCATAATCAGACAACATACAACGTAACTCTTAAATCCACCTGACATATCAAAAAGCATGAATTAATTCTTGCACCGCATGCACGCGTTATTTAATTAATGTTTTCATAAACTCCAGCTGCTCCCTGAGCATCTCGTTCTCCTTCTCCAAGACCGCTATTCGCGTGGCCTGTTCCGACAGTTCCGCGGCGTGCGTGGGCGGCAGTGCGTTGTGGCTACCAATGCTTACTTTGGCGGAACCGTTGCCCGTGGCTTTAGCCGATATGCTCGTCGTCGGAGTGTCAACTTGCAACATTGACGTGTCCCAGCCCATCGTATTTTGCTTTAATAAAGCAATTTTATCTTGAGAAAGACGGCGCGTTCCATTGCAAAGTTGGGTAATATACTGCGGAGATGAGCCAATATAGTCCGCTAAATCTTTTTTTCTTAGTCTATTCGCCTCTATAAATAATTCAAAATCAGTCATTTGTAAAAATATTATAAAAAATATAGCAAAATAAAGCACAAAATCCTTGCTTTAATGCTTTAGTTGCTTTACCTTTGCATTCAGTTAGTACATACATACGTACAAACATAATAAAAAGTAAAAACAAAAACAAAAGTGCAAAGAAAGGAGGTCCGCATGAAAACCAATAGACGAGACTGGAATATCGACAGGATAGTCAGCAGAGTAATAGGCATAGCGATACTGCTTGCCGGGATTGGATACTTCTTTTTCGGCACCTTCCAGCAGGATGAAATAAGGCTGGTAGCCTTTGCTGCATGCGTGGCCATCAGCATGGGGATAATGAAGGATGACAAAGTCTGATAAATAGGTATGCAAGCCTGTGAAGGTGAGCACCCTGCACAAATCAAACATATAACATCAGAGCTGCCTGCTTACAGGAAAAGAGCAGGCAACAACATGGGGAACTTGCACGGGTGGCGTGCCGCATGTGGCTGACAGCGATAACAGACCAACAGCGAGGGAGGTTCGAGTCCTCCGTTCCCTTCTAGATTATAAAAACAACACAAACAGTATGGCAACAACAAAGATGAATGTGCGTGGCACACTGACGAAGATGAAGCCGGGAACCCAGATGATGTTCACATCTGAGGTGGTAAGCCTTAGGTATCTAAGGAATGTCACCTCTGATCTGAAAGATCAAGGGTTCCTTTTTTCTGTCAACAAGGAGGACACCTTATACAAAGTCACAAGAATCGCCTAATCTGTAGAGACATGGATGAGAAGAAGATATTCGACGCGCTGTCCGACATCAAACGGTACACCCTTCTTGCCGCCAAGGAGATGTTGACCGTGGAGGACATGAGCCTGCTCACAGGCTTCAAGCCTACATATATCAGGAAAATGATCCAGGAAGGCAGACTTCCATACTACAAGCCGTCAAACGGAAAGGTATTCTTCAAGAAGAGCGAAGTGAACGCCTATCTCGAAGGCCAGAGAATCCCGTCGATAGCAGAATTGGTAAACAGATAACATCCCACACAATGATACAGAATACAATCACAGCGGCAGACCAGCGGAGGCTGGCGGAAGCAAGACGCTTCCTGTACTGCGACTTTACTGACGAGTTCATGTCCTCTTTCGACACCAAGGAGGCGAAGGGCATAGCAGAAATGCTCAAAAGAAATCAATATCACAGGGAGGAAGACAATGTTTAAGAAGGATGACGTCATCGTCTGGAATACGGTGAAAGGAAAGCAAAGCGGCAGGGTCATCTGCCACGACAATTTCGGATTGGGCTATATGATAGTCGCGCTTTCGAACAACCGCAGGATGCTTGTGCACGAGAGCAGCGCGAAACTCATGGAGGAAACCACCGGAAGTTATATTCGATGTTGACATAAAAAAAGTCCTTCGCAGTGATGCGCGGGCACGGGAGAGCCAGGTTGGCGAAAAAGCTTTAAGATGTAATTTTTTCTATATTTTAAAATCATAATATTAAACATAGTTAAAGCAGTTCTAGCCTAATCAAAATTTAACCCAATCCAACATAGCAATCCCGTTCAACCCTTGCGAGGGTGATACCTTTCAAGGGTTCCATTTTTCAAACAACTATAATCTATAAAAGTTTATGGAGAACAATGAATTACAAGTAAGGCAACAGAACGGGCTTAAAAAAGCCCCGGATACGCCGATGGCGCGGTTCAACCGCTGCATTGCGGCTGTCGAGACTCAGCAGTACCTCCTGCAGGTGCTGGGGCGCAAGAAGGAATCCTTCGTGAACAACATCACGGCTCTTGTCGCCAATGACGCGAACCTCCAGGGATGCTCCCCGATGTCGCTGATCTATGCAGGTATCAAGGCAACAGCGCTAGACTTCCCGCTCGACAACAACCTCGGCTTCGCCTATGTGATCCCCTACAACAACAAGAAGAAGATCACGGACGAGAACGGAGTGACCAGGGAGGTGGTCGTGAAGGAGGCGCAGCTCCAGTGGGGCTACAGGGCATTCGTCCAGCTTGCAATCAGAAGCAACATGTTCAGGACCATCAATGTTGCGGATATCCGCAAGGGCGAAATCAAGGGCAGGGACCTGCTCACAAGCGAGATGATATTCGAGGCGGAGCCCAACAGGGAGGAACTGCCGGTCATCGGATACGTGGCGTTTTTCGCTCTGACGAATGGATTCAGCAAGATGTCCTACATGACGACCGGGGAAATCGAGGAGCATGCGAAGACCTACTCCAAGACTTACTCAAGCAAGTCCGAATACACGCGCAACAGTTCGAGATGGGCGACGGACTTCGACGCGATGGCGAAGAAGACGGTGCTGAAGCTTCTTCTCAGCAAGTGGGCTCCACTCTCCGTGCAGATGCGGGAACTGGTGAGGACAGACCAGGCGGTATTCGACGAAAACGGCAGGATGGAATATCTGGATGCGCCGAGCGAGCCGGAACAGAGGCAGATTCTCATCGAAGCGAGAAAAGAAGAAATGAAGGAGAACGGAGTCCAGGCTCCGGAAATGCCGTAGCATATGAACAGGTATCTGAAATACACGCCGGAGCAGATGGAGGAGCACCTCTCCGGCTACCTGGTGAACAGCTGGAGCTACAGCGGCGTCCAGTGCTTCGCCAGGAACGAGAAGGCCTTCGAGATGCAGTACATCTACTGCGAGCGCGACAGGAAGTCAATCAGCTCGATTGCGGGGAGCGCCTACCACGAGGCCCTGAAGGAGTTCTTCAGCATCTGGAAGCCGGGCGTGCAGCCCGAGTTCGTAGCCCTCACCGCAGTGGCATACGGCTATCTGGACGAAGTGCCGGCCAATGACTGGAAGACTACGGACAAGTTCCCTACCGCGGAGGCGGCCAAGGCGGAGGCGGTCTCGAAGGTGAACAACCTTCTGACATACTTCTGCGAGGAGGTGGACACTTACACCGGCGACATTGCGGAAGTGCTGCATGTGGAGACCCGCTTTGAAGAGTGGGTGACGGTGAACGGGGTCGACATCCCATTGCCGCTGCACGCTGTCATTGACCTGGTCGCGAGGCTCAAGGACGGGCGCGTGGTCATCATCGACCACAAGAGCAAGTCGAAGTACACGGACGGCGACGAGGTGGCCCTGGTGCACGGGCAGCAGGCGATGACATACGTCGAGGCCTACGAGACGGCGAACCCTACGGTGGAAGTGAGCGAGGTGTGGTTCGTGGAGGCGAAGGAGTCGAAGAACAAGGACGGCTCGGCACAACTCCGCAAGCACGTCATCAGCATTGACAGGAACAGCAGGATGCTTTATGAAGCTCTGCTCTACGAGCCGCTGAAGCGGATGTGCGAGGCTGTAAGCAATCCGGACTACGTCTATATGATTAACACGTCCGACAATTTCATTGACAAGGCCGTCCTCTACGACTTCTGGGCAAGGACAATGATTGCGGAAGTGGACGATTTCCCTACCGTTCCCGACAGCAAGAAGGAACTAATACGCAAGAGGACCGCAAAGATCAAGGACTCCTCAAGAATCAATATTAACCCAAAGATTATAACGAAGTTCCGGACGGAGGCTGCTTCTTTCATCCGGATTGATTACAGCAACTGTGATATGACTAAGCAAGAAAAGATAGAGCATGTTCTGCGCTCACACAACATCAATGTGCAGGTGGCGCACACGATAGACGGATTCTGCTGCGACACGTACCTCCTGGACGTGGCTCCGGGAGTAACGATTGTGAGCATCTTCTCACATAGGATGGACATCGCCTATGCCCTCGACGTCCCGCAGGTACGAATAGCAGGCTACCTGATGATGTACAACAACAAGTCCTATGTGGCTATCGAGGTGAACAAGAAGCGGGAGAAGACGTTGTTCTGGGACACGAAGTATCTGGAAGGACATAAAATTCCTCTCGGAGTCGACAACTTGGGAAGGACGATAGTCTGGGACCTGGACAACCACTCGACGCCGCACATGCTGGTCTGCGGTTGCACGGGAAGCGGAAAGTCGGTGGAGCTCATCAGCATTCTCGCCTACGCCCAGGAGGCCGGTATAGACGACATCGTCATCTTCGACCCGAAATATGAGTTCGCGAGTCTCGACTGCGGCAACGCGAGCGTATTCAGCGACATCGAAGACCTGGAGCTGGTGATGGAGCAGCTGGTCAACGAGATGAACGGAAGGATAAAGGCCAAGACCAGAAAACTCACCCTGGTCATCTTCGACGAGTTCGCGGACGCGATGGACCAGTCACGCACAGCAAAGGAACTGGAGGGGAAGAAGACACTGATGGAGAACCTGAAGATGCTCCTGCAGAAAGGCCGCTCCTGCGGAATGAGGTTCTGCGTGGCGACACAGAGGGCAAGCACGAAGGTGATCACCGGAGACATCAAGGTTAACATCCCAGTCCAAGTCTGCTTCCGGGTTCCGAAGGCAATCGACAGCAAGGTAGTGCTTGACGACGAGGGAGCGCAGACATTGTATGGACATGGCGACGGGCTGATCAAGTCACCGGAGTATCAGGACGGGCTCGTGAGGTTCCAGGCCTTCTACAAGCCGTAGAGGTAAGGAGGAAAAGGTATGGCAAGAAAATCTTTTGTATTTCGGCTCGAATGGTTTAAGTCATTGAGTGCTTATCCAGCGGAGGTCAGACTTGAAGTGTACGAAGCGACGATGAGGTATGCGCTGTCGGGGACACTGTCGGAGCTGAAACCGCTAAGCAGTATGGCTTTCACATTCATCAAGAACGCGCTTGACGCCGATTTTGAAAAGTATAATGACATATCGGACAAGAGAAGGGCAGCCGGTCAGAAGGGCAGAGCAATTGCGAGCAAATGCAAGCAAATGATTTCAAGTGAACAAATGATTTCGCAAGAACAAATGATTTCCGAAAATGTTTTGCTCTATGATACTGATACTGTATCTGATACTGATACTGACACACCTTGTGTGTGTGATGGAAGCGCACCAGTGCGCGCGGCAAGCCACGACACCACAGCACACAATGATTTTGAATTTTTCTTTCCGACTTTCTGGATGCGCAACATCATAGCTCCGGAAACGGAAACCAGGAGATTCATCGACTACTACGAGGCTTCAGGGTGGATGCTGGAGAAAGGAGCCGTATTGGACACCGATTCGAAGCGACTGGCAAAGGCTAGGCAATGGAAGCCGGAGAAGCCGGGCAAGCGCTTCCCGGAGGACTTCCTGAAAGTCTGGTGGCAGTTGGCGCAGGCGGCTCCGACGGAGGGAATCAGAGGTCAGATGCTGTCCGACAGGGTCGCAGTGGACATGTCCGGTTCAGAGCCGGTCTTGAAAATCGGTGAAGAGACTCACTCGTGGATTATGGGAGAAGGTCGAGCAATTGCGGGAGAGGCTCTGATGAAAACCTGGCTCCAAGGAAATAAAAGACTGAACTTCCGCAAGTATTAATCACAACAAGAAAAGTATGGCATTGAACAAAATTTTATTGATCGGCCACGTGGGCAAGGCGACAGCACAGGAGGTGATTTATGAACAGCCAAAGGACGATCTCCCTTTCTAGCACGACACTGACGGCAAGGGAGCACCAGGAGATGAGAAACTGCATCGAGAAGATCCGGCGGCTGGGGATAAGAGACAACCGGTTGACGAATTTGACGGACCGGATGTCCAGGACGTTGAAGAAGTCAGCGAGGAGGGCGGAGAGGTGATCTGCCGGTGCAGCGGAACTATTCGGAGAAGATTTATGAATGAACAATAATATGAAAACAAACAAAGAAACAAGGATGATCTCATCAGATGAGATTTTATATGCGGTCCTGAAGGACGGGACTGTGGTAAGCAATTTCAGGGAGGCTGTGGAGAGTATGGAGAATGAACACGCACTCGACCTTATCGGGAAGGTATTGGAGGCCCATCTGGACTTTTTTGACGAGGCGAAGACTTTCCCTGCCCTTCCAGGCACTCAGGCACGCCTTCTCTTGATAATAGCTGGGCTGAGGGGACTGGTGCGCTCCGAGGCTCAAAAGTCCGAAGTTATGTCCAACATCAAGGCCGATGCTGAGCAGAAGGATGAAACTGCTAACCAGGAGAAAGATGGTGGAGAATAAGTTGACTATATCAAAGGAGCATATGACAAAGCTCCTGTCTAAGCCTGCTTCTCTTGACCCAATCGCGCCATATTGGGACGAGGAGCGTAAGGGAGTAGCCATACCGCTCATCGGCAAGGTCCTTCACGCAAAGTGTCTCGGAGAAGCCGATTGGGAAGGCGCAAAGAAGCTCGCAAATGAAGCCGGAGGAGAGCTATTCTCGAAGAAGGAAGGTTACATCCTTGCCTATTACAAAGATGAAATCAACGAGCTTCTGGAAGCGCACGGAGGCGATAAACTTGAGGGTTGGAACTGGTGTAGTTCGGAGCACTCGGCGTTGGGCGCCTGGAGCGTCAACTTCAATGATGGCTACGTCTACTACGCCAGCAAGTGCTACGACGGCTACGTCAGGGCGGTCTCCGCATTATAAATTCATTTGGTAGGGGCAGGTGGTCTCCAGACCACCGCCCTGCCTTTTATTAAGAGACAAGTATGGGAAAGCAACCGAAAAAGCGGAAGGGGCTATACCGGACAAACAAGGAGGCAAAGGTCGGGACTGAAATAGAATGCCCTGTATGTCACACCAAGTTCATCAAGCGGCAATATAGCCAAGCCTTCTGCTGTACACAATGCAAAGATAAGTTTCACAACAATCACGACGGAGACAGACATAGAGCCGGATATTACGGCTCGCAATATGAAAGCTTCCGCGATTGCGAGGAATGCTTTAACGTAAGTGAAGACCTCGATATTTATTCATAAAAGTATGGAAAAGAAAAGCAAAATTCAAAAAGTGGAGAAGCTCAACAAGGCAACCATTGAGTTTACCTCCGAACGCGGAGATTTCCGCATCATTATCAATGACCAGGTTCGTGAAAACGATGAGGGGTTCACGATGCCAAAAGATGAAATGCGCAAACTTACCAGGACCTTCGCAAAGGTTGCTTGCCTGTGCTATGAGGCTTGCGAAAGAGACTTTGAGGGGGAATAGTTATGGCAATAATAGAATACATAAGAGAGGCGAGATGCCTTGATTGCAAATACTATGTTCCGGCTCCAAAGCCGTTTGCAATATCTATGTGCGGGCTTAAAGATAAGCCCACTAATAGAAAGAGCCTTGTTTGCAAGGATTGGAAATATAAATACGAATAATTATGGCACAAGTAAAAATGTATAGCAAAAAGGATAAGCGATTCGTTAATTTCCCGATTGCCTGCACTCCGAGTGATGACGAGTGCAAGAAATGCCAACTTAAGTTCACTTGCGACAAAGCCAAAATCAAAACGGAGGAATAGTTATGAACGAGAATCTTAATCTCTGTGAGATCTTGAAGCATTGTCCGGCAGGAACCAAATTTTGGTCTCCTGTATGGGGTGATGTGTTTTTGGTGGAAATTAAGGAAAGAATAGAAGGGAAAGCATATATGCCAATAGTCATAAAGGCGTTTTTGTGGGATAGTATATTTCTTTTCTCGAATGGTAGGTGCACTGATGAGGAAGGCGCTGAATGCGTCATCTTTCCATCCAAAAACCAACACGATTGGAGCAAGTTCAAGGGCCCGAAGTTCGACCCGACAGACTTGAAGCCGTTTGACAAGGTGCTAATCAAACGCCCGGGCGGACAATGGGGTTGCGACTTTTTCAGCGACATATCGTTGGAACCAGAAAACGAAAAAGTGTATTGTACAGGTATGATTGGTTATGAATGTATCCCTTACAATGATGAAACTAAACATTTGGTTGCCACTTCTGACGATTGCCCAGATTACTATAAATGGTGGGAGGAATAAATCATGTGTACAGGTGATATCTGGCAAGAACAAACTACTATTGACTGGGAGCAACGTCGATATGAGATAGCAAAAGATATACTTGCGGCGTTTTACTCAAATTCTGACAGAATGATGCGTCAGGGAACACTACAAGGCTGCTCAGCAGATGCAGTGGAAGTTGCTGATGCTCTTATTGAAGAATTACAAAAAAGGAGGACTAAATCATGAAAATAGAAGAAAAAGCAAAAGAGTTTGCTGGCTATGATAACCCATCTTTGCAAGGTATAGTCACCACCACGGCAAGGATGATTGGCAAATATGATGGTTTCAAAGCAGGAGCGGAATGGATGATAGTAAAAGCTACCTCATGGCTTGTGAAACAAGGTCTAAAAACAAATGATGGCGTTGTAACTATCTGTGTAGAAGATTTTATAAAAGCAATGGAGGAATAAATTATGCCGAAAATAATTTTAACACGTGGGATTCAAGGCTCAGGTAAATCTACTTGGGCCAAGAAATGGGTCGAAGAAGATCCAGCTCATAGAGTCCGTTGGAACAATGACGAGTTCCGTAGGATGTTGGGGCCTTATTGGGCACCTGAAAGAGAGCATCTTGTTTCTGAATCAAGGTTGGGGTTTCTCAGTAAGGCGATGTTCTTTGGATATGATATTGTTATAGATAATATGAATCTTAATGATTGGAATTGGGATGATGTTCAAAGAAAAATAGACAACTTTAACCATATTGTTTTTGGTCTAAATCCTAAAATACGTTACACTCTCGAATTTAAGGACTTCTTTGATGTCTCATTGGAAGAATGTATTGAACGAGATTCTAAAAGAGAAAATCCGATTGGCGAAAAAGTCATCACGGAAACTTTCGATAAGTATAAGGGTATAATTAAAAAACTGAAAAAGTCATGAAATTCAATATACCAAAAAAGATGACTGTAGGAGGGATTGACTATACTGTCAACATTAAAGACGTGCTGAACTACAACGAAGATTTCGGATGCTGGAGAGCAGAGGGTGTAATCGATATTGCTCAAGGGATAGAAGGTAACAGATTATCCGCATCCAGAATGAGAGCAACATTTTGGCATGAACTGACGCATGCTATACTATCCAGGATGGAGCGACGAGATCTCAATAATGACGAATCGTTTGTAAACACGTTTTCCGCTTTTTTGTCAGGAGCCATTGATACAATGGAGGAATAGTTATGGCAATAGAAAAACAATTAAAACTCAAATGAATAAGAATATCCGGCAGGCAGTCTATGCGAAATATAACGGTCATTGTGCCTATTGCGGCTGCGAGATTGGCTATAAGGATATGCAAGTTGACCACATCGAACCAAAGTGCCGAGGAAATGAGAGATACGTGGGCCGCGTTGGAGAAGATGCTATTGAGAATTACAATCCATCCTGCCGCATGTGCAACTTCTACAAAGGCATGTCCAATGTCGAGCAGTTCCGTAAAAGGCTGCGAGAAGAACTTGATTACAAGCGCACCTTTGCTACGCGAATGGCTATCAGATATGGAATCCTAATCGAGAAAGAGTGGGATGGGAAGTTTTATTATGAAAAATAATTATGGTAAGAATCATTTACAAGAAAGGCCTTGAAGGTCAGAATCGCCTCGAATGTATCGAGGGAATCGAGATTGAGTTGTTGAACGGACAGAATGCAGTCGTCTATCCGAAGTATTCAGAAGAGGTGATGCTTCCGAGGGAAAACATCGAGAACTATGGTCAGGCGTCGGTCACAGAGGTTGCTGCACTTAAAGAAACCGAAAACGAGTGCTTGACTGACGCGCTCCATGACTGCGGAAGCCCTGCGGCTGAGTTTGTCCACAAGTTCTATTCGGACAAGTACGGCAGGTTTCATCTGCCGACGCTGCTTGCGGCAATTGAGCTTCAGGACCAGAAGAATGACATCGACGAACTTGCAGGTACAATAGAGGGAACGGATCGGCTCAGTAACTTCACCAGTATCGTATGGTCTTGTTCCAGGAAAAGCAGGATCAGCGGTTGGCTTGCGAGCGGCAATGCAGGTTGTAGCTTAGACGACTGCTTGTGCTACTCGTATCTGGCTGTTCCGGTCATTCTTTACTAACGACGGCGGGGCGCTTGCCCTGCCTTAAAATCGAAAATTATCAATAAAACTCAAATGAAAACAGACAAACTTATACTCGATGCTTGTTGTGGCGGGAAAATGTTCTACTATGACAAAAATGATGAGAGAGTGTTATTTCAAGACATTAGAAATATTTCCACGCATCTCTGCGATGGTCGTTATTTTGAGATAAAGCCGGATGTTCAAGCAGACTTTACAAACATGCCATACGAAGATGAAAGTTTTCAAATGGTTGTGTTCGACCCACCACATCTTTTAAGGAATGTTGGAAATTCAAAGTTTGCTGAAATATATGGAAGTCTTAATGAGAAAGCCAAACCAACCGGTTATCAGCAAATAAAGTATGGCGCACTTTATTCTGACTGGAGAGATATGCTTTCTAAAGGATTTTCGGAGTGCTTCAGAGTTTTGAAAAAAGGTGGATTTCTCATATTCAAATGGAGCGAAATCGACATAAAGGTATCTGAAATTCTCAAACTAACTCCGGAGAAACCCATATTCGGACATATATCCGGGAAACGGTCAAATACTCATTGGATATGTTTTATGAAAGGATGAAACCATGAAAACACTTGATTTGGTTCTTAAAGGGAAATGGTATGACATGATTGCTTCCGGAGAAAAGACGGAAGAATACAGAGAGATTAAGCCATATTGGGAAAAACGCCTGTTAGACTATGAAGCCATAAAGCGAGATTATGAAATGCTTGTGTTTCGCAGGTTCCTGGTTGGCAAAAGTGTGGACCCGTTGGCATATCCACGAGGATTTACGCACGTTCGCTTTCATCGTGGTTATACAAAAATCACAATGACATTTGAAATTGACAGTATAACATTCGGCAACGGCAAAGAAGAATGGGGCGCAGAGCCGGGCAAAATGTATTTTGTTATCAAACTGAAAAGGAGGTCTGAATGAAACGATACCGGATTGTAAGCGGCAGCAGCTATAAAGGCTGTATTCCTATCACGGTGTATTGGGTACAGGTCCGTGTTGATAAGAGATTCACGTGCGAGTATGTGAATGTAAAAGGATTTGAATCATACAGCCGTGCGAAAGAATTATTGAACTACTTGAATGATTGAATATGAGTTATATCGAAGCATTGAAAGCGCTCGAGGACTGGCAGCGAGGAGTGACCGGGAAACGCCGGCGGCATCCGGGGCACGCGGAGGATGACCTGCAGATGCAGTGTGTCCGCTGGTTTCGTCTGCAATTCCCGCAACTGGCGCGGCTGCTTCACCACTCCCCTAACGGAGGCCGCAGGGATGCACGCGAGGGCGCGAGATTCAAGCTGATGGGGACTCAACCCGGGTTTCCGGACTTGATCTTGTTGGTGCCGTCAAAAGGCTACCATGCGCTCATGCTGGAATTGAAAACGCGCACAGGGCGGCAGCAGGAGTCACAGAAGGAATACCAGAGACTCATCGAGGCACAAGGATACAGGTATCTAATCGTGAGGTCGCTCGAACAATTCCAACTAGAGGTAAACACTTATCTATCCGAAGTTGAATAAAATACTTAATATTGAAACATTAAAATTTATCTATTATGCTATCTGAAACCGTACTGGAACATGTCATTGCCTATATTTTTGGGCACAAGTACTATGCTAATATTGTAAACATGATCGGGACTGCCGATTGTTCTATTTGCAGCTTTATTTTCGGTTCACGAGAAGAAGCCGAAAGGCACAAGGAAGAACTTCAGACTAACCGAACTTACAAGTATATTGAGACAATATCATTCCGTTCAAGAAGAGTGTCTTATTAATCCGCCTGGCAATATGAAACTGTTGACTTCAATTAAATGGTTCATCGAGCGCGCCGTTTGGAAATCATGTTATGTGATAGCTGACGCGAAAGACAATTCGGTGACGTTTTCGAAAAGGCTTTTCAACCGGGCCGGAATTTCAAAAATGGAGAAGGCGAAGGTTTTCACCTTCTATATTCCGGAATTCGAACAATATGCTTTCACATTCAACCCGAAACTAGAGCAAGAGACCCAGATGGCCGACATCATGTACAACAGCAAGTACAAGTGCGTAGGATTCGAATGTCTGATACCGACCATCAATAAAGTTTTCTATGACTATGGACTCCCGCCCGACATCTGCGTCAAATTGAGTGTCATAGGAAAGAAGCAAAATGGAATGAAGTATTATTTGATATGTAGACCCAATGGCTATGGAACATTTAGAAATCAAAAAAAAGCTTCTGGGAGATAGCACCCGAAAGCCGGACATCACATTCTACCAAAATGGTCGGATTGATATAACATCTGCCGTAGCGGATGTTCTCGAACTGCAACCAGGAGATGTAATAGATATAGCTGAAGGAAAGTCAGACTGCCACCTGTATGTACGGCATCGCAAAGTCGAAGGCACGATAGCAAGACACGAAGGGCAATGTTATCCGAGCAAGCCTGGAAGCAGAAATTTCAGAGCATACAGCAAGAAATTATGTGATGCAGTCTTGACCATTTCCGGCGGCGACACCGCACGGATCATGGCAGGGACATGCATTGAGTCTGACAACTTGGGAAAGTCCATTATCCTTATCCTGCAACACAATTTAGATAATCCGACAAAACAATCAGAACATGAATGAGAAGAATAGAACTGAAGTCAATTTCAGATTGAAAAGAGCCCAGATCCTGTATGATGCGGACAACAACGCATACATCGAGGGCAACATGATGCCTGACGAAACAGGCAAACCGAAAGCCGCCCTTATAGACATAACCCAGGACGGAAACATTGATAGAGTAAACAGGGTGATGAACCTGGCAGTATCCGAGTGCAGGGAAATGCTGTACCCCTACAGCAAGCAGGAAATCCAAACGGAGGATTGCGACAATGAGCCAACAACGCCAGAAGAATATGTCATTACTGCCGCATTTCCGGAAGATCTATCTCAGACCACGGTAGAACTGATAGCAAACCTCCTGCACGAATATGTCACCGGCAGAGTGTTGTCCGACTGGCTTTCCATCACAAAACCAGAGAGCGCTGCAAAATGGTACTCGGAAATTGAAAGCATAAAGTTGAAGCTGAAGCAAACCATGAGCATCCGCAGAAAGAAACTACACCGTGGAAGATCTCCGTTTTAGTCAACTCGGTTATTCACTGACAGAAAAAGCAGGACAGCACATAATAATGGCGTGTCCTGCTTTATTGTCTTTTATCTTATCTGGTTTACTAATTTCGGTGTAAATATTACCGACATTCCGGAAAGGCTTTCATCGTCGGAAAGGGCACATTTCAATGCTATCTGAAAATACTTATATGGCGTACCGCTGAACCCTCGAAGATAATGGTCAACACTAGAATATATTGGCGTCCAATTAATCAAGTCTCTTGAACCATACAATATCTGCTGCACATGACCTCGTTTGAAATTGCCTCGCTGAATAATGGTATTGATGGTTTTCAGGACATCCGGCATATCCAGCTTGAAAGGCCTAGTCATAATCACTTGATTGTTTACGACATCATTAGGGATTCGTTTCGAGTAGTCCAGCAAATCACCATCGTATGTCAAAGCCAGAGCTTCAGGATAAGACTTCACCGCGCTGCGTATATTCGACGGCATCATCGACCACGCCTTCCCGTTCAGAGAATAGATATAAGCATATCTGACTGTCGGATTAAAGACAATGATTCTCCTGGACGTATCATCATACAGCATTCTGCACCCATGAAGGAACGATTCGAATTTCAACAATGCGTAGATATTCATTTCATCCTTTCCTATAAGGACATTCTTCCCTTTATAATCCAACAGAGAGAATGGTTTGTCATTCTTGCTGTCAATCATATCCGAAAGACATATTACTTCCGAACCGGAAATCAGCATAATTCCGCGCTCCGTAACAAACAACACCGCATTATCAATTTGCGTGATACTGTCGGCATTTATGCACACATCCCTGGACACGGGTTGTTTTGTGGAGTATGAGCCGGTGGCGGATACTTCCAACGCCCAAATGCCGTCCGTACTGAATGCGTACAAAGGGAACTGACCGAACTGGCCCTGAGACAGCGCCTTGGTTGTCGTGCTGACACCCAGGATTTCTCCAGTGCCGACAGTATTTATACCTGTAACGGGAAAGACAAACGGGTTATTTACCTCGGAAGTATAAATCTTGTTCGGAATTGAGATGGTGTCATTGGTTAATGACGGAACGTCTTTTTCCTCCGTTCCATCATACCACGAACCAAAATAGTAAGCCCCATTCAAGAACTCGTGTTTGGAAAGAGGGTAGGAACGGATACTAGTTGTTTTAGCATCGATGTCGTCCTCCTTGATAAAGAGTCTTACAGCATTCGGGTTTGGATAATAAAACCAAATGGGAACGTTCGGCAATCCATATCCTTCATATCCGGCAAAATTTACGACCCGAACATTTTGGGACTCCAAACTGACAGATACGTAAAATGTATATCTAATAATTTTTGAGTCATACATAAGGTATTGATCCTTGTTTGCAATTATATCTGGAAAAGAATAGAATTGCATAACGTATCCCCATGTCTGATTAAACAACGTTGTACTTCGGAATCCTCCATATAGAGATTTCTTCATATCCACCAGGTTCATCCTTGAATTGTATACAAACGCTCTAGATGGAACAAGTGTATCATGGCTGTCATAATCATCAGGCAAGACTTCCCGCTCAACAAGTGACTGTAAATAATCTTCGTCAACATCCACTTTATGCTCCACATAATCCCCCTCAACCATATCCTTTATTGGAATACTTTTCAAAAAATAAAAGTTTGAGCAACTAATAATTTCCTTGTTAAAGTCTTCTTCCTTTTTTGTTGGAAGTTCTACGGTTTTAGGTTCGGGCCAATGTCTTTCATCATAAAAGGCATAGTAATACATTGATGAAAAAGTTCGAGGCTGATATCTTATAGGTATAGATATGGCTGGACTATAATCTGTTAAAGATGTCGTCTGATTCTTGAGATAGCATATACTTGAGCCCCGAAGGCGTTCTCCGAAATGCTTGCATTTTCCGTTAACATCATATTTATACAATGGTGCAGAGATGAAGATGTCCACACTGGTTATTATATCTGACCACGCACGTAGTTCAGAAAGAATTTCCTCTGGCTCAGAGACATAATATTGTAAATCATGAACAGCACCGACGACCCTAGCCTTTATTGGATTTGTCAGTCCGGATGTAATGGCAACCTGCGGAGCGACATCAGTGGCGCACATCATCAGAATCGGCGCGGACTGCATAGTCAAGGAGCCATCATATAGTCTATATGCATATCTCACAAAAAAAGGCATTATGAATCTTCCTTTGTTTGTTGACTCATCAGCAATAAACTTGTTCACCTTTGCCAAGACTTGTGCTGTCACCTGCTCTTGATCTTCTGTAGAGAATTCTTTCTCGTAGTAATCGGAAATATATTGATAGTCTTTGGAAAAATTCAGAGTAAATTCATCAGTGCGAATCATCTCCGATTTAAGAGAAAATTGCAATTGCAGATCAGGAAGATGTTGTCCGAGCGACATATATTTTCCATCTTTCCAGAGATAATACATCATGCCTTCATCAGTAAGCAAGACAAGGGTATTACCAATGGAGCTTATGCTGTTCACTTCGAATCTCAGCGCGCTGTCAAATTCAACTTTTTTATATTCGCCATCGTTCTTGTCGAGATAGAAATAGCTTAAAGCCAAGCCGTCATCTTGTATTTCCGTAGCAATGTAATGTTTGAACGCACTTGTTGCATGTACGTATCTGACGACACGGTCCGGAGCCCCAGTATTGAACAGCTTCTTCGGCTGCAATACCGGCTTTAGAGAACCGTTCTCCGTCCATAGATTCATCGACATAGCAAGAGTGCCATCTACGCAATCGTAGTCAGACGGAGCAGCAGTCTGTCCCGTATATGCTATTTCTTTCTCCATAATCAGATTTCGTATTAAGGTTTAACCGGGCGTTTCCGTGACATCATAGCTATAGACAGCATCTGATAATTATTGGACGCCAATTGTATATACTTTTCGGATTCATCAGGATTGACCAACGAGAACCATCCTGCGATTGCCGTATTTACGATATATTGGTGCATGGCCGTCGTCACAGCATCAATGCTTGCCTCATTAAAATTCATCGGCAGATTCAGTTGAATGATGATATCCGAATCTGCCTCAAACTGATTGTCGTTACTTGCCTGTTGAGAAACATCAAGATAATCTCCCAAATTCTGCCGTAGCATCGACAAAGCATTCCCGATACTACGCAGCAACTGATTATAGCTCTCCGGTTCATCACTTGCCTGAATCGCAGATACTTGTTCCGGATTATCGCCGGAGTCTTTATTGCGTCCTATCACATAGGTTTTATTCTGAATGTCATAGATTATTTCATTCAGATACAATGTTATGGGTATCAGTTTCTTTGCCATATACTATGTATTGCTGCGGACGCCTGCTAAAGTGCGTTTTTCGCCGCCCCTCTTCCAGATGTCGTTCTCGTCATACGAATTTTCCATTTTCTTCTTCATGTCATCCTTCGGTCTGCTCCACGGCTGGAACCAAGCTATGTCACTGATTGTCCATTCCCAGTTTCCGCGAAACGATACGGCACGGTCGTCAAGATATACATCTGCGGCAATCTTGCATCCTTTAGCGGTATCGCTGCCCTTAGGCTGGTCAGGATTCTCATTGATATAGTCATAGGCAATCTTGTTGTCAGCAAGATACTTTTTCAAAGCGTCGGTCACAGGACGTGTAGTATAGATAATAATACGCCATCCCTTTTTCTTGAGGGTCTGTGTCCCAATGTCAGCATTAGCTACCATATCCCCGAACTTGTCCTCACCCTGGTATCCGTCTGAATAGTCGGCGATGACACCGTCGAAGTCGATACATATTGTCTTCTTCTTTGTCATATACATTATGATTATGATGATTATGGATTAACGGAAGGCCTTTCTGGCCTCTTCTTGAAATATATTTTCTTCTTGAATGACATCAATGCAGACGCCGCCTCTTCCGAATAAGGCGCGACTTCATCCTTTGCGGAAAACAAATACCACTTGCTCACTATGTAATTGGTGAAATAGCTGAAAAGGTCAGTAGCAGCAGCGGACATCAGTCTATCATCAAACAACTGCGAAACGGACAATGTCACTTCGAAATCCCTGTCCAATTCCATGCAATGTACAGGGATATTCTCACTAGACTTGACAAGGAACTGTTTCAAAGCGCTATTCGCCATGCTGCATGCTTCATTCCAGAACCTTTCCAACAGCAGGCGGTCGTCATCCGTCGTAAAGATTCTGTCATACGCATTCTCGTCATTCAGTTTCTTTGCGCCCGTGTAACTCGTGACCTTGGCCACTTCATTATACACGTTGAGTTTCGTTATTTTGATAGTAATCTCTTTCATGGCGATAAATATAAATATTTCCAGAACGCATTTAATGATATCTATTTATATAGAAACGGCTCTCGAAAAGAATCTTTTTCGAGAGCCTGGATATAATCTTCACCACTTGTTACATTTTGAAGTATCGTCTTACAGAAAATACACGGTCCCTGTCTTCAAGTCGAGAGGCAGCAAGCTCTGCACACACGCGAACCTCCTGTTCGGATGTCGCATAATTCCGCAGCACTCCCCATTCATCAGACCAGATCATATTTAAGACCGCCAGGAATGCCCACTTGTTGTATTCTCCTGTCTTTTCATATTCAATGTCCAATGAGGACAATGCTCTAAAGGCAGCATCCGCATCATCCCAGTGCGCGCCACGCGAGCCGTCGAAGTTTACAAACTTGCTGGTGATCTCTTCGAATTCATCTTCCGAAAGGTAGTCGCGGAATCTCACCATATCTTCGCATTCATCTGCCAGGGCCTTAGCAGACTCCAGATCTTGGTTTTCAATCAGTTTCAATATTATAGTCCTACCGAGTTCATCGTCAATGCGGTCGCGGAGCAGGTCGATAAACCTATCCGCAGTCATATTTCTTTCCATAATTGTCAGCGTTTGAGTTATCATACTTTATTTCCGCTATTCAGCAATCGAGACAGCATATCCTTGAGTTCACCCATTGACGCTTCAATCTTACTGAAACGCTGTTCCGTTTCCTGCTTCTCGCGGTACGTCGGATTCAGTTCTGCCAGCAGCGTAGTCGATTTTTCAAGGATTTGCTTCTGTTGTTCAACCGAGGCAATTGCCTGTTCTGCGGTCACTTTCATGGATTCGACCTCTCCTGCAAGTCCCTGCCGGTCCACGGACAAGACAAGGTTGCCTGCATAAGTAACGGAAAGGTTTTCAGGAATAACATAATTGGCTGTCTTGCCGTCCGCTACTATGGAGACATCGACAACCATCCCGGACTTGCCGGCAGCAGGATTCATTTCCATACGAGGGAAACCGACGGCAACGGCCTTGCCTTGAGTCAACGTCAGCGTCTGCTTGTCGAGGATATATACGGGATAGTTTTGTTTCAGATCTTTGAAGTACATAGCTTGAAATAATTATGAGTGGAGAGATTCTTATCCCTCCACTCTGTAATACAAATGGGACTATGCCCCAGCAGTGGTAGCTGTCGGCTTGAGAGCCGCAATTAGTTCAGCATTCTGCTTCTGCTGCGAGAGTTCCAGACGTGCGTCATTGTACCTCTGCTGGAGGTCAGCCTGCCAGTGACTATTGAGGGTGTCAATAATGCGCTGAGTGTTGTCCTGACCAGCCCTTACGATGTCGCACTTGTCCTGCTGCATCTGGAAGCCGATGCCGGAGAAGCCACGCTCGACGCTCCTGTTCACGAAGTCAAGTCCAGTCTGGATCTTGTACTCGATGTCCTTCTGGCCGAGCTGGTTCTCGTAGCCCATCCGGAGGATGTTCTGCTGTGTATTGCAGCAGCAGTCCTTGATTGCCTGGATGACGTTGCAGTCGCCCATGTTGACCGCATTGATGACGCGCTCAGCAGAGAATCCGACCTGTCCGCCTACCTGCTCGATAGCTGAGCGGACTGCGCAGATTCCGCCCTGCAACTGGTTGAAGTCGCAGTTGAGACTTGCCGCAAGTGCGGAAATTGCATTGTCATTGCCCTTGATTGCCGACATCAGCAGGTCGCTGTTGTGGTTGTCTGCCATCTGATTTCTGAGAGAATCAATCTGACTCTGAATTTCAGTGCCCTGAAGACCTCTATTCCCGAAGCCGAATCCATTTCCTCCGAAGAGTGCGAGGAATATCAAGTACATCCATGGATTGTTCATCCAGTTGTTGGCCCCGCCGCTCATTGCAGCCATCAACGCCATCGGATCGGTATCGCGCTTGCCGAGCATCGCTGCAGCAAGAATATCATTGTTACCCCTATCGCAACAATAGATTTTATCTACCATTTCTGACATAATATGTTGGTATTAGTGTTACCCGCCTCTTGAGCCTTCGGCGGTACTGGCACGTGTACATCGTGATGCAAACATATCAACATATTCGCTAAAATTCAGGAGGTTGTCACCGCGTTCCGTGTCTATTACTTCCGCGTTATTTCCCTGTTTATACGAGCCACTTCCGAGACAGCCTCTGGCATACCAGACGCAGACCAGCCGAGTTCGCGAGGCGCGCCTCGAACCCTGATATTGCGCTCCTTACGGCACGTGCCGACAAACCCATTCTCTCCGCAATCATTGCCGGATAGAAGCCGTTGCCGAGCAGCAGGAAGATGACGAGATAACGCGCGTCCACGACCTCCTCTTTGCGTTCTGAAGACAATATCCGGTCACTGTCGATTTCGGTCTCCGCAGAGACGTCTGCGAGCACTGAGGCAAAAATTTCTGATTTTTTCATTTCTTATTCAATTTTTATTAGTTATCTTCGCCTCAGCCAACAACGAAAGAAAAACAGACCCACACCATTCAATTACCGAGGCAATAGTGCCCCCGTATTGCTGGTGTGGGTTTTTCTTTTAGTTGGCGCTAAACAAATCTTGCTCTTGCAAGTGGGGGGCTTTTTATGCCCCTCTTTTTTTGCTTATGAAATCAATTTCGTAAGCAAACCGAGAATCGGCCTCCGGAATTTCCAGAACCCAATGGCTGCAACGGCGGCCGCGAGAATCCAGAACCCGCGAAGCCTGAAGCGCTGCCATGCATTCAATTCAGCCTCTACATAGACAGGCTTTTCGATATAGACGCACTTGTCTCGATAAACGATGCTGTCCCTCCTCTCCTTTGTGTTTTTGCTCGGAACCGGAAGACGACCGCGCTGTTTCGTCTTCAGAGAATGGTGCAGGAATCCGAGCGAGTCTATGCTTGCATCCGATACAGCAAGGTCATTCTCCAGATGCGAGGACGTGTCCTTCACCGCCACTGTCTCCGACTGTTTAGGAAGTTCCACGTACACCGTATCAATAGTCTCGATTATCTCCGTCCTGATTTCCACCTTGGTGCTGTCGTGTGTCTCGATACTGGTTACTGCATGTCGTGAACTGCCGCAGGATGTCACGAGCACGGCAAGTAGCGCAAATGCCACCAGTTCGGAAAGAAATGTCACTAGTTGTATTTTCATTGCCTTCTAATTTGAATCAGTCCGCAGCCTCGATACCTCCACCCGTAGCCGCCCATATTAGCACCCTTCTCATACCTTTTCTCCCGTATAGCGCCAGTTGTAGCAAATCTGTCCTCTTTGTTCGCCAGTCAGTTTGTGACTGAAATGAACGAACGTGGGGTAGAGAATCATCTGGTCGAAAGGCAGCCCCAACTTCACAGCAAGCCTTGCGAGCTTCACCGGATCACCTGCCGCTATGTCTGCCGCTTCACCTTTCACGTGCTGGCTCGTAGGCACTCCGCCCACGGCCGCATTGAGCGCCTTGCACCTGTATCCGGAGTTGACTTTCAACGGCTTCCCCCACGCATTGCGCAGCGGCTGGAGCACATTCTCCGTCAATGCCAGGATGCTGTCGCGCACCTCGAAGGAAGTGATGACATTGCAGATATGCTTTGCGTCCGCGACTTCACTTCTCTCGAATTCCCTATAGCTAAAGTCTTTTGTTATCGTTCCCATATCTTATTCTCCTTTGCCGTGCTTCGGCTCTTCCTTAATCATCTCGATAACCTTCTGCGCTTTCTCGCTGTCCACGCAAGAGATAATCTCCTGAACAGCATCCACCACTCTGCCAGCTGCGCTCTGCTTCTTTTTGGAGTTCTCAATGACGGAGCGCCCTTCAATGAGAAGTACGCCCAGCGTCGCAAGAATCGCGCAGTATGGCAGGTTGTACCATACGAACACAGCGCCCAAGATGTCAATGAGCAGGAAGAAGTACACTATCCTCAGATAGTCTATAATCTTCCTCACAGTCTTACGAAGTCCGTGGCTCATAATCTTTTCCTTGTTCGTTTTTGCCGCATCAATCCCGGTCCACATATCAATCAGCGCAGCAGCGCAAACGAGCACGCAGAGCAGGAACGCTATCATTATCCCTCGGCTCAGGCCGTCAGGGAGATTAAGTGTTGCGATTATCTCATCCATACATTTTCCTCCTTGTATTTTGGTTGTCGAGGTAACATAATTTTTTATACTTTGCCATGCCTACTTCCTAATTTTTCGGCCCATTTTTCTGTCCAAAAATGGACGTAGTTTTTACAATGGTGGAACGCTGCGTGTAATAATGAGTTCACACCTATAACCGGAAGATAAAAAGGCCCCAATATCCTTGACTGAATAACGTGTCCCCTTTCGTGTTTTACATGTTGAGGTCCATTAGTAAAAATAAACTCACCCAAAGTTAACCCGCCGGGAAATTCCTGAGCATAGTAATACTTTATCTGGGCGTTTCCGTTAAGAAAATACCTAACAGTAAACTTATACTTGGAGAGCTTTAGGTATAAAAACCCGACAAGATTCTGTAAGAGCTCCCAAATAAACAGAAACAGGAACAGAATAACCTTTAAAAACTTTCTCATAATTCCTCATTTATTTTGCTATAAACTGATTTACAAGTGTACATAAAAGTAAAGGGTATCTTATGGGTACCCTTTACTTAAATGCTACATTCAATTAAGAAAGTGTCCAAGAATCATTAGATGTGATAGTCAATGTCTTGGTCTCACCGGCTGCAATGAATGACAATGTGTCAGGAGAGAGGTCAAGAATTGAGTTAGAACCCTGCTGGTTGAATGTGATGTCCTTAGTAGCAGTCTTACCACCTTCACCCTCAGCCGAGATAGTAACAACGAAGCCTTCTCTTGGAGCAGTTGTAGGGTTGAGATTAACGGTAACCTTACCTGCATTAGCCTCAAGTGAGAAGCCTTCCTTAGTAGTCTTAACTGCATAGTCAGCAGAGAGCTGTACCTTGTTGTCTGCCGGAGTAGATTCAGTCCTTGTAGCACCTGAAGTGTAAGTAACTGTCTGCTTCATAGCAGGAACAATCTGGTAAGTCTCACCCGGAGCAGCAAGAGATACAGGAGTAGCCTGACCGATAGTTACCTCGCCATAAGTTGCAGTGTTGGCTGTCTGATATACAGTGAGTGACTTGGTTGCTGTCTTGTCACCTTCACCCTCGGCTGTCATTGTAATGACGCCTGCTTCAGTTCTTGCAGAAACTGCTGTACCCTTAGAAGCAGCCGTAATAGGGTCACCGTAAGCAATGTGAATTGGATTAAATGCAGGGTTTACGGAGCCGTCCTCATCTGAAATGGTAACCTCAGCTCCTGATGTGTATGTAATCTTCTGTGTGACAATAGCTCCTTCACCAGACCATTCAATTTCAGCTTTGTCCACAGAACCTCCTGATGCCGGAATATCAACAATTGAAGGAACTCTGCTTGAGAAGCTGACATCACCATAAGAAGCAGCATTTGCAGCCTGCTTAACAGAAACTGACTTAGGAGCAGAAGATTTGCCATTAAGAGTTACGACAAGAGTAACATTATCTACTTCAGTAATGCCCGACTCAACAGTACCCTTAGAGGATGCAGTAACTACTCCTGTATCTTTATTAGTAGAACTGCCACCCTTAAAACTGGTTACGCCAGCCGCAGGAGTATGGTCTGAAATTGAGCCACCATTAGAATCAGATTCATTCCATCCCCACTTTTGCATATAATTTAAAGTAGGACTTACACTTCCACCAGATGCCGGAATACTTGCATTGTAAGAGAATGTAATAATGATAGGAACTGCGTAGTTCTTAACACCCGCTGCCTGATTGATGGTAATTTCACCTGAAGTTACGTCAGCATTTGCATTCTTGACTGCAAACTTAGCTACACGTGCAGACTCTGACTTGTTCTCTGGAACATTTACAGTAAGAGTGAAGTCATACATTGCAGATGCACCCGGGTCTCCATCTACTGATATATCAGAATTACCATTCCAAGATTCATCAGTTACCCCTGCTACTGCAAGCTTATAAACAAGACCTGGAATAGTAGAATCTCCTACTACAATGTTAAGGTCAGCAGAGTTAGACTTACCCTGAATAGTGATGCTTTGACCTACTTTATCAGCAGAATAAGTCTTTGTTTCAATAATGATAGCCTCAGCAGCACCTACCTGAGATACAGCTGTAGTATCAGTAGCTCCACCTGCTGTTGTACCTGTAATAGTGCCCTCTCTGGCAACTCTACCAGTGTAGGCGGCAACAGTAATTTCACTTGAGCCATTCATGGAACCTTCTGTGGTTCCAAGAGTAATCCATTTTGGTTTAGCCATAATAAATTGAATTAAATGTTTATAAAATAGTTAATAAGATTAAGCGTTTAACCCGATTAACCGCCTTGTTATGCTATATTAGTCAATAATGAAATTTCCATTAACATCAGCAGGGTTAAAAATACTGTCTCTACATCTAATGACGAATGGATAGTCACCAGAGTAAGCCTCTGAATTACAGCTTATTGTAAAGGTAAAACTTCCAGAAGCATCATTATTACCTGTAGGAGGATTCCAATCCAATGTTACATAACCATATTCATCAGGAATATCAGACGACACGAATTCTAAAGTAGAAGGAATTATGCCTTCGTATGCTAAAGTGTAAACAGCATCTTCCTCCAGACCAACTGTTGCAGTTTTTGGAGACAACGTTAACTTTGGCTTGTCCTTATATATAGTTATATCATTAGATTCTCCTGACCCTACATAATCTCCATTTAACCCCTTAACTGCAAAATTAAGACGCATTAGTCCGTGATATAGACTTTCAGCAGTGCCATTGCCATTTGCATATACATCTATATAGCTGGTAAATTTAGAATAATCAGTAATAGTGAGCCTAAATTCAAGTTTAATGCTATTATTAGTGCCATCAGTAACTAAAGGATGCACCACTAATTTAGCTCCTACGTCTCCACTATCTGTAGCATCTATATATGGCACTGGGCTGGGTTCTTCAGAATTTATAGAAGCTATTTCACAATATGCTTCCAAAGTCCCATTTGTAGGTACATTATAGACAGTTACCTGTGAACTTGTATATGTAACACCATGCTGTTTAATTGCTTCTGCAAATTGAGGAACTCCTGACCATCTGGCTGGGTCTGCCTGTTTTGTTATAGTGAATGTTCCATAAGTATGCCCTCTATACTCAACTACGCAATCTGTAGTTATTGGTATATCTACATCAAATCCTGCCTTTGTAGTACTTAACGTAGCCAAATAATTATGTGCATTTCCTACTAATCCAAATGGAGCAACATCTCCAGAATAACCAAATTTAATATCAGTAATCTCATTGCCAGATACCCAAGCCTCCTGTCCTTCATATGCTTTTATATATACCCCTTTTAGTCCAGTAGGAAGAATGTAGCTGTCATCTGAAGCAAGCCTCAAATAACCAGTAGAGGCGGTTTCTGCTGAACCCTTTGTCAAAGTTAAAGTGCCACATTTTATAGTGTCTCCATTTGTAAATTCCATGTAGGCACCGAAAGTTATTGCAGTCACTCCAAGTTGAGTAAATATAGCCCCTAAAATACTTATTTCACAAAGAATACCTTTGCCAGAAACTGCGAGATATTCAGATTTTTGAGTTATTGTTATTTCTTTAGTGACTCCCCCAGCAGTAACTACTTTTAGTAAAAAACTTCTATCACTAACTTCCGTATTTTTCTGAGCAGTTATTGAAACAGTCTTATTACCTGTACCCGAAATGGGATTAACTGTTATCCATGATGGTATTGCCATAATTATTTCCTTTCTTTAAAAGTTAAAGTCCATTTATCATTTGACTCCACAACAAGTGTTCGTACTTCCTCTTTAGGGGTATAATCCAGAGAACTTGGAGAAAGTCTGATATAAGAAGAAGAATTACTTTTTAATAGGTTTCTAAACATGCTCATTTGAAAATCCCCCAAACCGCTAAATTGTTCAAAACACTTACTACTATTACAGAGTTTGCTTCTGAAACGGGACTTTTGCCATCTTGCCATTTGATAGTAGAATCTCCGAATACTTTATGTGCATTCTCTCCTATTGTAATGTAATAAATCACCTCATTAGTAAGTGACGGATTAGAAGTTATCATGTAATCCTCTGTAAGAGCCGGAACCTCGTGGTAAGTAATTCCTCCGCCGAACAATCTCCACTTTCCAGTTACAGCATCTACTGAGTTATTGGCATCATATTTATACGTGTTCCTGTCTTCTTCACAAAAAGATATGTGTCCTGAATCCATTGAGTATTCAGGAAATGCCTTCATATCTGCCAATGTTTTGAAGGAATCCCTAACAAAATTAGGGAGTTTTCCTTCATATTTTATATTTGAACCTAATTGTAATGCCATGGTTGCCTATTTTACAAAAGTTAAACTGAAATCTGTGGCAGTATTTGGATTAGTGAACGCATACACATAATACTCAGTTCCGTCTATATCCAATGTCGATTCAAGGAGAAAATCATCATAGGGGGCGTTGAAATTTGTGTCTTTCACCGCAGTCAATTTTCCAAAAACACTTGGATACGCATAAGCCATTCTTTGATTTACAGTAGTAAACAAGAGAACAGCCGCCGCACCCGTGCATACCTCTTTCTTAAGTCCTTTTATCATATCAGCAGTAATACTGCCTACTGCTGTATCTACAGGAAGTGCCCCATAATACCTGTAATAGGTTTTCTTGAAAGTAGCCGTAGTACTTCCATTATAAGTCTTGCCCTTGTAAACTACTGCTACTCTATAAGTTGTAGTTGTAGTTACATCAGTAAATACTTTATAACCCGTTGCCGGGTCCACTGTTTCTCCATTTACACTAACTGAGTCAGGAACAAGAGTCTGTCCATTCTTCACAAGTTTCCAGGATACCATAACTGTCTGAGAGGTACCTTCATCATAAGTTCCTCCTCCAGATACAGAAAGGGTAGTAGGGAATACCTTGTCATCCAACAAAGCCAGCAGTTCTTTCATAGAAAGGATTTCTGCCGTGATTACTTTATTCTGAACAGGATTTACAGAAGTCTCACTAAGGGCATCATCTACAGTTACAGAACCTCCTCCCTGAATCTCAATATTACCCTCGCCAGTTATTTTCTGGTTATTGATAGTCTTGAAATTGTTTGTCGCAATACCTGACTTTAATTTTGACCAGATACCGTCATAAGTCAACAAAACCGCCTCATCTTCATCGACGTTTATGCCCCCAAAATTCGGGTATGTGCCTTTGCCATTCGCAATATAGAACACCTTTTGGTCTGGAGTGCCCGGCTTTGTCTCTAATGTTGCCACTCCCATGAACGTGTACCCTTCTTGCAGCAGCTGTTCTATTTTGTTTATCTTCTCGTAGTCAACAGAATCCAGCCCGCCAGTTTCTCCTGTGGCAGACCACACGCCAGGTTGATCGCAACGATAAATCTGACCAGGCACAGAATCTCCAACTGTCGCCCACCAACCTACTTCCGGAAAAGGATATCGTTTTTGAAGCGACGCAAGATCATGAAATAATCCTTTATTTGGTTGCTTCACACCTCGCGCTCGAATCATGCCAGCAACAGTGAGGTCATTATTAATGACTACATCTCCCTCATGCACATCCGTTTTTCTTCCGGATGTCTCCTTCGGAGTTCCAGTACCGCTCCAGATGCGATTATACTTATTCCAGCGGAACACTACGCCATTGACAGTCGCATAGTCTCCTTCGTGGCCTCCTTCCGGATGCGCCTCCCAAAGTTCCTGTAAACTATTGAAGCTACCTAGATTATTCTTATCCATCATTTAATCAATTCTCTACTGGTTTGTAATAGAGCCGCTGCCTGATCTGCGGCTCCTGTACTCAATGCCGTAAGATATGCCGCATAATACACTACAGCGGGCTTCAACTTTTCGCATATTTCAATACCCTCAACATCTGCTTCGTCAGCAACAATTTTAGGGACAGGAATATATCTTGCCCTTGTAACATAGGCCTCGCTTCCGGCAGAACAGGAATAGAACTCCAGAACCAGACCTGCTGGTTGAGAAGTAATTGCAACAACCGGACGTTCCGGATTCCCACGAATTCCTGGGAATCTGCTCCGTTGCATACGATACACCTGACTATCCTCCAAGACGGCATCAGTTACGGCATAACTCCAATCGCTCATTTTAAAGCAGACGAGCCGCATAAAATCATCCGGCAGCAATGTCCATCCACAACCATATCCCGGCTGGCTCTCCCAAGCGAGACTGCCAGCAAAAGGCTTTCCCCCATCAAGTAGATATGAAGGCGCATCAATAGTAACCATCCGTACAGCATCTACAATCTTACTTGTGATAATTTCTTCTACAGTAAGAGTATCAATGTCCCCAACGCCCTCCAACAAAGCACTGCTATTGTTCTGATCCAAGGCAATGCGGATTTCTTTCTTTAACTTGTCAAGTGTGAAAAACATCCCAGAATACGATATTATGCATTGTAAAATTTCAATTAGATGCCCTCGAATTCAACACCTTTCTCTGCCGCAACAGTTTTAATCTCGGCGATACTCTTCATTTGCGTGCGGCTGGTTCCATATTTATCTGCCATATAATCTTTAGCATCATCAACGCAAGACACCTTCACTTTTCTGAAACTCTTCGATGCTGTGTTTGAGGTGCTCTTCTTTGCAGTTTTAACTGGCTTTTCAATATAATACGGGTCAATTCTAAATAGTTTGTTGAATTTCGGATGACGTTCAAGAGCCGCCTGAATATCCTTGTCGTCACTGTAAAAAACACTTCCGCCACCTGTCAAAGGTGTGAATCTGACATGTAGAGAATTGTTTGACGCCATAGTGACATTAATGCTTAACTGCGAATTTGAAATGTACTTTTTCATATCTAGTATCAGTTATCTAAAAAGGGCGGGCGCATTTCCGCCCGCCCGTATTATTAATATAAACCTATAGACTTGGACTATGCTGCATGAGCCAATCTCATTCTCGCATGAGCTTTAGCATACCTCAAGTAAAGACAAGAGACCTCCTGCATAACTACAGCATTCGTGTTTCTGACTCCTGCTTTCTTCAAATCAAGAATATTTCTTGACCAAGACACATGCACCGCTTTAGTCAAATATTCCGGATCAAGGGCAAATCCGCAATCGCTCATTCCATTAGCATCGAACAGCTCGTGATGGATTGTCAGCAACTCACCGAAGTCCGTATCCCAGGATTTGAATTTTAGATTCCAAACCTCAACTGTATCTTTAAGCCTGAACTTTTCGCTCTTAATTTTTGAGAAGGCAGCGAGCATATCCGAGCCGCAGAACAGCACCTTCTTTTTGTTACCGATACCGGTTCCGACAAAAAGGTCCTTTGCGATATCCACCAGGTTATCGTCCGTAATGGTAGTTGTTTTGGTATCATTATTATAGGTTCCCACCTCAATGTCTTTCCCTGCCATCCACCAAAGGCCTCCGGTGAACCAGGTTTTCATACCATCACTTGTTGAATGAGAAATAACGTTCTTTACACCCCAGAGGTGAGTGTTTTCCTTTGCGAGCTTCATGTCATAGATTCCGTCTTCCTCCATGTCAGAAAAACTCCAGTCAACCTCTTTCTTTGCAATCCTGTCAAAAGTAGACTGCTCAATCTGGATCATAAAATTCTGACAATACTGAACCTCGGCTGTCGGTATGTTATTAAAACGCCCCGTCTGAACTTCAAGTTCAGCACAAGCTTTGCCCATTCGAACCAGTTTAGTGCCGCTCGGAATCGCCGGGACCCAAATAGCCCTTCCGGTAGAATCTTTCAAGCCGTTAACGGCATAAACGGTAGGCATTGATGTGCTGGCGTCTTTTCCACAGACTTTGAGCTGAAGATCCGGAGTATTCTCATCACTCTTATTATAAGCCGCTCCAGTGTAATCAAACTCGCCCTTCACCCCGACGACACGAATAGTGTCATCAATAGTAAACATGTTCGCATCATCAACCGGAAGAGAAACAGATTCACCAGATGTCTGTTTAGTCACTTCACCGGAAGTAGTGCATACTATAGGTCTAGTACCAACTGAATAGTATTTAACCTCGAAGCTATCAGTAGAAATTGATTTGGCATATCGGCTGATCTGATCCACCGGCGTAGCCATCGGACGAATCTTTGTAATACGCTTGTCAATTTCCTTTGAATAGAACTCAGGATCGCCATTCTCGCGGCCATCACTTTCAGTGGAGATACCTCCACTGCCATCACCAGGATTTCCTGAAGTAGTAACACCTGCATCAGGAAGTTCACTTGCTGCTGCCATCATCACACCTGACTGCGCGCCCAATGCGAAACAGAGCACAGACAGCAGCGTTGACAGGATAAATTTTCCGAACTTGTTGATTGTCTTCATATTTGATTGGTTTTAATATTGAATATATTGTTATCTATGTTGAATTCTTTTCTCTCCGCCTTTTTCCCAAATGGTTCTGGAGCCATCTCCATATCTGTCAAATGCGCCAAGAGATTTTCTGTCAGCCAGACCTGCACCACCACTGTTGCCGCCAAGTGACACTATACCATCACTCTTTTTAGGCTTTTTCAATTTTTCTTCAATCTTCGCGTTGCGTCCACGGATTTCTCCTTCCTCTGAGGCATTGGTCACATCTCTATCATGACTGATTGCCTTGCCGACCATCATCAGAGTCTCTGGTGAGAATATACCTCTCAACCCATCACTTACAATTGAGATCGTGGCCTGCATGATATCATCAATCTCTGCCTCAGTAAAGCCTTTAGCCTTAAGGTCTTCAATATTTTGCATTGACTGATCGAGGTTGACTTTATATTCTTCCTCATACTCTTTGTTCTTGGCAACTCTTTCAGCAAATGCCTTGTTCGCATCTGCAACCTCCTGCTGTCTTTCCGGATCATGCAATATTTCCTCAATATCATTCCCAAATTCCTGAATCAGGGCAATTGCCGGATCTCCACCTTTTTTCCAGTTGGACAGGAACTTTGCTGAACGAGGATCTGTCGAAAACATATCCCCAAGAGACTTTTCATCAGCTTCATAACCGGCGATTCTCTCATCTTGTGCCTTTATCTTCTTATCGTATTCATCGTAATCACCATTAATTCGACCAAAAACGGCCTCATCATCATCAAAATTATCTTCCGGATATTTTGATTTAAGACGCTGAAGAGCTAATTCTCTTTTCGAGATAACTTTCTTATTATCAGTATTTTCCATACGTAATATATATTTTATGCTTTAGTTCTTATTGCGAAAATACATCCTCTCAAGAAAAGTCAAATGTTATCTATTTACCTGCAAGGGTAAATTTGTATAGAAACTGAGCGACAGAGACAGAATGAAACACACCGGTTCATATTTCGAATACGAGAAAGAGCGCAACTGCGACTTGATGCGTGCATTCAGAACAGTAATGGCACATCGGAACGGGCGTCCCATGAAAGATGTGTATGAAATAATTGTAGAAATGCCTTCGAAAAGATTCTGGGTCAGTGAACTGCGAGCTGCCAAAGTCGTTTCGCTGATAATTAAAGGGAATGATTTAGACAACATGCGTCCCAACAAACGCGCAATGTTTAACGAGATTCATAAAAGAGTCATGGATTTGAAAAAGACACGCCCGAATGACTCAATCTATAGTTTAACCTTCGATGTTGTCAATTCGCAAGCACCACGATTCTATCTAACGCCGAATTCCGCTCACATGATCATATTAAAAATTAAAAACCAATGGTACGAAGCAAGAGAGTGGCTCAGGGTATAAGTCTAGTATATTCCTTACTCGCAGTCTGTCTGTGTTTTACAAATCCTGAAATAACGGCAATATCTCTACATCCAGGAGGCGGGATAGCAAGCCGTTTTTTTTATCCATTTTTTCACACCTCATTTCTTCATGCCATGATGAATTGCTGGTGCCTCGTATCAATAGTATTCATATATGACGTATCATTGATATCCTTGCTGGCAGGATATGCAACTGCAATAACATATCCTGTAGGTTTATTGTCACAACTATATTCGGAGCCTCATTTTACAATTGGTTTTTCCGGCGTCTGTTACTACTTGTTGGGACGAGTTTCCTTAAATGTTAAGGAAAAAGCATATTGGCAGATTTGCATCTGCACTACAATACTTATAGGTTTCATTTTCCCACATACAATCGACGTATGGTTACACGTGTATTGCTATATGTTCGGACTAATAGGTGCATTCCTCAATAAAAAGGTTTGACATGACAAAAGAAGAAGAAAGCAGAGCCGTCGCAGCGATCATAGAAGAGAACAGTAAACGCCGTTCCGGAATTGAACAGACATTCAATCCCGTTACCGGTGAAGGCTCCACATTCTTCAAATCTAGAGTAAGAATCAAGATTACTGATTTCCCCTTTTCCGAGCAGTGGATTCCAAAAGAAATGAAATCAGTACCATTGATTCAAAAACTAGTCAAGGCCGGTTCCATACGGAAATTCATAACAGACTCATTGAAATCTTGTTATAGCGAAAATGAAAAGCAAAAAGTTATTGAACAAGTCGTCCGAGTAAGAATCAAATTCGATTATCCTTTTTGGGCGGCAACTCTTGCGTACATCAAGAACAAAGGTGGAGGAGAAGATACACTTTTCAGGCTTAACAATCCTCAGAGAAAGCTAATTGAGCGATTAGAGTCAATGAGGCTTGCAGGGAAACCTATCAGACTGATTCTTCTGAAAGCCAGGCAATGGGGAGGTTCTACTTGCATACAGTTGTACATGGCTTGGCTCCAACTCGTACATAAAGTAGGACTCAACTCTCTAATCGTCGCACATCAAGGGACAGCGTCTGATGAAATCCAGGACATGTTCGACAGAATGATCAGCAGATATCCGGTGAAATATCTTCACTCGATATCCGAGAATTACAGCGAAAAGGAAATCAAATTCAAATCTGTAGGAAAAAGCGGCAATATACATCGCGTCCCGCAAAGGAAATGTAAGATAAAGATCGGCACAGCAGAACGGCCTGACTCTGCGCGTGGTGGCGACTACAACCTTGTGCACTGTTCTGAAGTAGGTCTATGGAAACGCACCGAGGGGAAACGGCCTCAGGATATTGTCCGTTCCGCCTGTTCCGGTGTGTTATATAGGCCATTGACAATGATAATCTACGAGTCAACGGCGAATGGCTCCGGCAATTTTTTTCACCGCGAATACGAAGCCGCAAAAACCGGCAAATCCCAATTTGACTCAATGTTCGTAGCCTGGTGGCAAATACCGCAGTACTCATTATACATATCAGATCCCAAAGAGCTTCGGGACTTCGCTGTCAAACTATGGTCCAATCGTGAAAACACTAATGTAAACTCCGACAGAGAGGTTTCCGGACAGTACCTGTGGTATCTCTGGACTATCGGGGCATCACTTGACGCAATCAACTGGTATATCATTGAACGTGCCGCACATGATTCCGACGAAGATATGGCTTCGGAATTTCCATCAGATGACATAGAAGCGTTTTCTCATTCAGGGGCGCGTGTATTCGACAGATACAAGGTAGAAAAACTACGTTGCAGTTGTAAGCCCCCAAGATTCATTGGCGAAGTCTGCGCGAACGGAGATGATGGAAAAGAAGCATTTGCAAACATTCGATTCATTGATGACAAGCAAGGAAGGCTATGGATCTGGAGCAAGCCGGAAATTGACAGAAAAATCAAAATAGTAGACAGGTACTTGGTTGTAGTTGATATCGGAGGACGCGCAAAGAAATCAGACTGGTCTTGTATTGTAGTATTTGACAGGCTTTATCAAATGGAAGGCGGCAAGCCGTCAGTTGTAGCGCAATGGTATGGACATATAGATATGGACTTGCTCGCATGGAAAGCGGCTCAAATTGCAGCCTATTATGATAACGCCCTACTCGTTATTGAGAGCAACACTCTGGAGACGCACGATGCGGAACGGCAAGTTGACGGTGATCAGTCACTATATATACTCAACCTTGTCAAAGATGCCTATCCGAATCTATATGCCCGTCCACAAAGTGACGAAGATATAAGGAAACAGATGCCCCGGAAATACGGCTTTCATACTAATGTCAGCACAAAACCGAAAATAGTATCAATACTTGTCAAGGTCATTCGGGAAGGTCTATATACAGAAAGAGATGGAAGATGTCTGGACGAATATCTCACATACGAGAAAAAACCTAACGGAGCCTGGGGTGCAATATTAGGTATGCATGACGACCTTCTTATGACCCGAGGCATAGGTCTTCTTATCAGTTTCACAGAAATGGAAATTCCTAGAATTATAGAAATAGAACAGCAACCGAATCACAAGTCATCGCGTTGGAATAATCCGACAGAGGCTATAATCGCTTAATAAATCAACATTATGAACATTTTTTCAAGTTTCTATGCATGGCTGATATACCGTGAAGCAGTCAGCAGAGCCGACAGGGCTCATGCCAAGAACGGAAACCGTTATTATGTGATGCCGAATGCAAGAGGCCGCGTCAAGCTCATAGTCACGGACAGGAAAAACTTCAGGCAATTACGCATGAAGCATTACATTGACTCCAACGTCAAGATGGATGACGTGACCATGAAGTGTTTTTATTACACCCCTGACAGACGGGAGAAGAATGCAATTGACGATTTCCTGCGAGACGTAAAACTACACATGTATTACGAGTGGTATGAAAGACGTAAAAGGCGGGACAAGAGAGAACGGACAAGAAGGCGCAACGATTTCTTCAAGCGTATCAGTTTCAGTTCAGTAGTACGTCGCAATCCAAACGCCAAACGATAAGCGACGAACAATAATTAAGGCAGTTTAAGTTTTCGACCTAAACTGCCTTACTTTTATGCGTTACTTCTCATTGCCTCTGCCGTAATAGCGTCATGCAAGGTATTCACCGCACCCATATTGGCACCTTGCTGAACCTGTTTTTGCATCTGAGGCGAAATCCCTTCAGGAATATTTCCCTTGGACAATTCCTCCTTCTGTACGTTTATGTCCTGAAGAAGATTGTCTGCGAATTGGAAATCTCCATGTTCAAGAAGCTGTTCAAGACTAATTTGTCCGGACTTCCATATCTCCATGAGGAAGTCATTAGCCAACTGGCGATATACCGGTGACGTGGTGCTTTCCATAACGCTCAGGTCAAATTCTACGTCATTGAATTTATCTGGATCATAAACCACCTCAGCTCCGCTTTTGCCGGCGATGTTCACATATCTCTTGCTGTCATAGAACTGTTGAATATTCTTGACATCCTTATATGCCGCATCTATCACAAATGCGCTGAACCTTTCAAGAAGGTCCAACAATGAAGTTGTAGAATTCTGGGCCTGTTGCGCATAGAGACTGGCGCTCATCCCAGAATATCCCGGTTTACCCTGGAGAGCACCGTTTACTCCACTGATGTCTTCAAAGAACTTCAGCTGTAAATTCAGCAGCTCTGATATTCCTATATTCGTGCTATTGGCCGCAACTTGTTTCGGCAACGTCCCGGATGGGTTATTCTTGGTTTTCACCACTATCACGCCATTAAACCTATGCCATTCTTCTGCCACATCCTCAATGCTCCAGTCGTCAGGCATACACTCTTCCGGAAAGATCAACAAGCCTTTCGCACTTGCACGCATAATCCAATCGTACATTGTAATAAGCCTGTTGACATATCTCTGCTGGTCAATGAAGTCAGAAACGAAGCTATGAATCTCGCCATCAATGAAAGGGTATGCCTTGAACACGTATGGATGACTGCCGTGCTTATAAGGGGTCTCCCCCTCTTGCAGGATATCACCAAACGGCGTGAGATAGTAATAGTACCAATATTTGTCGAGGAACCATTCAGCGTCAATAATCGCTACGTCATCTGCTGGAATTCCGTTTAACGTTCCCCTGGCAATCCGCTTGGCGTTTTCTTCCAAGACAAGCTCGTGATAATCCTCTACGTCAATTATAAAGATAGTTCCTGTACTGTAATCATGGCAACGGTATCTAGGCTTGCTTTCACGACGCCAAACTTCAATAACACGACACCTGGTAATATCCTGCGGGACGAGAAAATCAATATTCGCCCTACGATAATAACCGAACTCATTACAGAATGTCGCAACATATCCTTTATTTCTGGCATGAGCAGAAGAATAAATTTCAGCAAGACGCTGGTAGTCCTGTTTAGAATGAGCAAACTGCCCTACCAGTGTGTTGAAATCAATATCATGAATCTCTCCGATGAAGTTTACGTCCCATCCTCGTATATCACGCGAATATGCATCCATAAAGAACATGTCCGGAGAAACGACACGAGTCCAACAGTCCAGACCTTTATCAGAATTCCATCCGAAGCTTTTATGATGGACGGCCAGACCGCTGATAAGGAATTCCTCAAGTGTTTCAGGATAGACCTCATTCATACGATTCCGCTGCATGTTGCATTGAAGCACCGTACTCATCGTCTCGCCTAGTTTCTGTTCATCTCGATCCCTCGCCGTACATGTCGGTTCTTTGGATTGACTCCGGTACACACCAAGGACATTTCTTACAAGTCGTCTTATAAGATTGTTCTTCAAAGGGACTTGTCCTTCGCTTTTGATGTATTCCTCCTCCGTCATATCCTCCCCGTCAACCGTAATTATGTCTTTCCATTGGTCTCCGTAAGTATATCGTTTGCACCTTTCTCTATCCTTACGGAAACGAGCCATGTTATCATAATGCTGCTGCGCTTCCAGAACAATATCGAAAGCACGCTTGCTGTCGCCAAAACTTTTAGAGAAGGCGACAGTATCCATTTCATTTTCTTTCCGCGATTTTACGCGGCTCATCCGTCTAATACTTTCTTCAGACATGGTAATATAGCATTGGTTACACGAGCAGTCCGCTCATCAGCAAAAATACTTGTTAATGAGCGAACTGAACGTATATCAATTTATCTACTAATCTTCTTTCAGTTCCTCCAACATCTGCTGTTTCAATTCCCGAAGCATCTCCTGCAAGTATTCCGCATCCATCACATCCCCATTGAGTTCTTCCGTTTTCTTCAGTGCCGTCCTCAATTTCGCGATAGACGATGCATATCCTTTCATCTTCGAATACTTCTTGAATTCAGGAGTATTCATGAAATCAGATAGTTTATCAGCATATTCCATCGAGCCCATCCTTGCCTTTCTCTTATATCCAGAAATCGTATGTTCTGTTTCTCGGAATTCTTCCATTGCTTTACCATACTCACGATTCAATTGACTGCCGGCGACTCTCTCATCGTCTGATTCTTGAACGAACGTGCTTACGATAGGCACATTACGGATATCGCGCATTTCCGGATTCCATATCATCGAAATAGTTTTGGCCGTCTTGTTAATGGTCTTTCCGACACCGCCCAGATAACTCTCAAACAAATGTTCAATGACGGCAGGATTGTTAACAGGATCAATCCATCCTCTCTTGACATCGTCTCCTCCGGTTACTTCATTCAGCCATTTAGATGCATTGATAAGCATTGAACTCGTCCCCTTGTATGCCTTCGTCCAGGCTGGATCCAACCGATTATAGTCATTGCGTCTATAAATTGGTTTTCCAAAGTAATCAGAGTTTGCTACCAATTGCGCAAACGGCTGAGCGACAGTCGGAGTCAAACTTACGGCAAGATTATTTCCATTGCCCATAAAATCAACAGGGAGAAGATCCATAAAGCTACCGCCTACACTCCTTAATCCTTCGAGGACATCTTCTTTTCCCATCAACACAGACATTGCCACCTCTCCAAGAGCGTAGAACGGACGTAATTCTTGGGATATCGGTATAATCAGGAACTTATTGTCACTCCATGGGACATAGAAAACAAAATTATTTCTACGAACCCACTCAGGCAAATCCCAATAGGCATCGTCATCACCACCGAATGCCGATATAATAGCTTGTGCCAGAAGTGGAGCAAGAAATCCTGCGACAGAGAAAGTACTAAGAGCCACGGCAGATTTAACCGGATGCTCGTAGAAAATCTTTCCTGCGTTTGCAAGAGCCTGTATAGCCGCATTAAAGAAGATATAGGCAAAGTTCATAACTCGTGCACCAAAACCGCCACTACCTTTTCTATTGAAGTTTACCGTAATCTCTTTAGCATCACTGATACTCCTCTCCACACTACGTCCCATCTGTCGAGATGTCATGTACACCGAAAACCTTGTCGCATCCTCGGCACACCTATTCATGAACTCAACACCATCCCAGATTCCGTTCCACACTTTTGAAGAAACTTTCATCACTTGTCCTTGCGTCATCTCTTTCGCAAACCTGTTAAGGTCTCGCTTGAAATCATCGACGGTATTGAGTTGTGTGAAACCTGTTTCTCCGCCATTGCGTATGAACTCTCCGAAATATCTGTCAATGTCTTTGGAGTCATCAAGTCTGCCTGTCTCGAATCTGTGCACCAGGCCGATCAATTGCCCTTTCGCCAATGCCCTGGCAATATTCTTCGTATATAGAGCAGTATATTTTGAATCCTCTTTTGCAAACACAGCAGTACCCGCAAATATCACATCACGACTGAGGTTTGAAATAATGAAGGCTGGATTTTGGGAAGTGAACATCCTGGCCATAAAGTTCTTAATAACACGAGCCTTACGGATAAGCCAGCTGTCCACAGCATCAGGATTGGTCATGCCATTGACAGCCTGAGCAGCACGCGGATTTCCATTGAGATATATGCAATACTCTATGCCGCCGCGCTTAACTTTGACGACATGTTCTTGTCCCTCATATGCCGTAATATGTTTACCGGTATCGAGTTTCCCACGAGATATGCGAGCCGTCCCATTCTTTTCCGCCGCCTTCATGTCAGTCTCAAACTGGGAAACTATATCAGCAACTTCTTCCGGCGTCGCGTCTACAGGTATGACAGGATTCCTCGTAATCCATTCGCCAGTTACCGGGTCCTGGACCTCCCACTGACGATTCACAGTGAGCAAACCTGTCTTATGGTTCAACGCAAGATTCAACAGTTTCTGCTTCATCATATTTCTGTTACCTTGAATGATTGCGCTCTGTCCCATATATGCGATAGTTGCTATCGGATCATCGGAAATGGTGGTTCTTCCGGTAGCCGCCTTTACGATTTGCGAGGTCTTAGGCTTTGAATCGCTCAGGTAATCATATTCTACAGAAGCAACATTTTCATTCCAGCCACGGAGCGGAATATAATAGTCAAACATCGAACGAACCATCTCATAATTATCCTTTGTGAGCAATCCATCAACATACGACGTCCTGAGTGTTTCCTTTGTAGCATTATTGATTGCACTCCAAAGTTCATCAACGTAATATTCTTTTTCGAAATTATGCACTATTTCATTTGCTCGGGAAGTAATCTCTCGAATACTTGGAGTAGAAGTGTCGCTTTCCTGTCTGGTAAGTTCCGTCAAACCAGAGTAATCACGTCTCACAATGCCGTCCCACACAGCACCCGCTCTCTGCGCATCCCGCTTCGAGAAGACCACATTGCGTTCAAGTCCATGTTTAGCCATGAGGTAACGCACGATGTCATTATATTCGACACTTTTTTTTTGCAGTTCACGTATTGCATCCTTTATCGGATTAAAGAACTTGTTCAGATAGATGTCTGTCTGAGCCTTATTCTTAGAACTCATTGTGTTTTCCGCCAGGTATGCGTTCTCGAAGTCTTCCACAGGCTTCCCGGTTTCTTCCGCAACCGCATCCTGCAAGTATTTCAGAGACTGCATACTGTCCACATAGGCCTCCTTCAGACGGCGCATAAGATTTGCGGTATCAGTCTTTTGCCCTTTCCTGTCCACTATGCGAGTCTTCTCTTCGTAGATATCACGTGCCAAGCTTTTACGTCTTCCATTACTAGAATTCCGGAAGCGGAGTCTTGAGGATTCTTCGGGGACCTCATTCCTGAAGTTTCCGACCTTCATTGACTGTTGCATGGATATATCTTCGGCTTTGGCAAGAATGCCGCGCGAGGTCCGCATTTGATATGTCCGCCACAGCATATAGCGCAGTTCATTGTCCCCGATATTGACGCCCAGGGCAATCTTTGCCCTGCTCAACATATCGCGGAAGAAGTCTTTTATCTTCTCGAACAATGTACGATTCTCACGCCCGGCAAAACCATTCTCCGCCAAGCCTGCAATATACTCTTCTGTTGCAAGTCTGAAATCCCAATGACTCCGCCTGGCGAGATTGACAATCTCTCTTCTGGTGTTTACTGACGCAGCCGCATACACCTTGTCCAGGAAGTCATCGAATCTGTCATCTCCCACGAGTTCACGCAAGCCCTTGTGTCCCACAGCCTCGTGCAGGATTGTAGCCTGGACATCTTCAATGCCGGTTGCATTCGGAAGGACGACGACGATTTCTCCGGTTCCGGTATTGAACCAGCCCTTGGATTTCCTTTGGTTCTCCTGAACCTTCTTGTTCTGGTTCTCAATCTCATTAACATCCCGTACGAGTCGCACCTTCTCACCGAGGCTTTCCGCCAGTTTAATTGCGGCTGCTTCGACATCCTGAGAAGTGCGGCTGCCATTTCCAGTCTCATCGTGTTTATATCTGATGTCAGGATTCCCATTCTCAAACCTTCTGCTCAATGGAATTACCTGTCCGTTGTCATCATATACAACTGGTTCGGCCGAATAAATCTGGTCGGCACTCACCGGTATGTAGTCAGTGACTGAACCATCGTAATTGCCTACGCCGTCAGCCTCAATTCCGTCTCCATACTCATCAACATTCGTGATTATTGCACCGTCGTATCTTCCGTTGCTATCCTTCACACGTCTCGCAAATGTCCTGGTAGAGACATCGTTTCCCTCAGCATCCCTCGCGAAGTCCGAGTTCTGTCCTCTGAAGTCCTGTTCCAAAGGGCTCTCGATATCAAGGAATACCTTATAGACATAACCGTCAGACCCTGCATAGTATTCAGCGAAGCCCTCATCGTCCGTAAAATGCCCCTCACGAATTGAATTGTACGGGAACTGCCTTCCGTCTTCAGACACGGCCACGCCATGATATACGACGTTCTTTACCTTACTACCTGGGAATGCTTTCCTGAATGCAGCTTCCACCATTCTGCCGGCCTTGCGCATGTCTCCGGATTCAATTGCGAACATATATTCGGCGTCCATCTGTCCGGAATCTCTGTATCGGATATCCTCCTGCCCGACGTCAAACGTTCCGACATTGTCAGTTGCGGACTTGATCTGATTCGGCTCAAATGCTACGTACTGATTAGCGGCGCCTTTCTGTCCGCTTTCAACTATACCTGTAAAGACTACGCCATCACTCCCCATCCGCTTTGCATTCTGCAGGACCGGGGTCATCGGAGACACGTCTTCTCCATTATGGAAATAATCTCGTTCGACTTCATCGACTAACGGTGATTCGATATTCAGGAACACTTGCTCATTGTTCCCGAACTCTATACCGATTGAGGACAACTCTTCCTCGACCTCTTCCATGTCGCTGAAATAACCTCCCTCAATCTTACTTTCAATTGAATCCTGAATATATTCCCTCTTAGATTCCTCCTCAGAGACACCATCAAGAAGGAATCCGCGAATTTCAAGATAGTCTCTATCGTTAGGAGAGTCTGTCTCATCCGCGTAGTCCAAATAGTCAGGGCTGTCATTCCTATACACCTCATACGCATCATTCAACTCATTTTCGGACATATTCAGAAGCCTGTCCTTCACCAGTTGTTCCACATCGCTTACAGGAAGGCTTTCAAGAGAATATCTGGAGAACAGTTCCGCAAGCTCCTTATTGTCGGTAAAGAAGAAGCCTTCTTTCGCCGAATCGGCACCTGTAGACTGTCCCAATTTAGTCTTGTCGAACCTGAAGAACCTATAAGGCGAACCATGATACACCACCTTAGGCTCTCCGTTCTCATCCACAATCTTGGACGAATTTGTTTTGGCAGTTGAAGGAGATTCCTCCGCGGCCTTCTCCCAGTCGCCAAACCACTTCTTGAATGCACGGGTACGGACTTGGGCCCACTGCCTTTCATTAAGGTTTGTCGGCTTTCCGTTTGGCGCCTTCATATACGTGCCGTTTTCTTTAGCCTCCCGTACAATCCTATCTGTCTCCGACTCCATACGCTTGCCCTTGGCATTTCCTGCCAAAGCCCCGTTACCATAGACTTTAGAATAATACTTCCCGTCATATTGTCCCCCCACAATATGTCCGGTATTATCGGTTTGGACGAATGGCACTCCCAGCTTTTCCAGTTCCGCTCTCAGGCTTGGAGTCACGACATTAGATGGCATGGTTATGGTTCTACCCTTGAACATATCATTGACTATAACGTTTGCAACTTCACTATCCGGAACTATGCGTATCGGCTTGTCCCATCTGGAAAGAATCACTTTGCGCTTGCCCGTCAGCTGTCCCTGAACGATACCAGCTTTCCACTCCATCTCGCCAACAGAATCTTTAGCCTTATCCGCCTGATATCCGCTACTCAATTCGCTCTTTGGGATTTCGACCTCTACAGTCACAATGTTCGGACGACTTTGGGCTTCGCTGAACTGGTCATTCAATGGCGTTCTAGATGTATGGATATACGGGTTGTATGCAGCTTTAAGGCCCTTTCCGTTCCCTTTATTGAGATTGAAACGTCCATTCTTATCAATAAGTTCAGGGTGTTCATCTGCCTGTTCCCATTTACCCAATTCTATCGGCCGCACGAACTCTCCATTTATCTTCGAGGCCATAGGCGGATACAGTTTTCCGTCTATAAGTTGCATCGCGCGATATACCTTCACTTTCGCTCCCTTGTCAAGTTCCTCAATCAGTTTCGGATCTTTGACTATCGAGAAACGGATATCCGCATCACTTTCCGCCTGGCGAGCAAGCGGATTTACGCCCTTTGCCAAGTCAGAAAGCACCATGTTCTGGATATTGTCCACTGATACCCTTGAAGCCTCTTCCTTCGTCCATGGAGCAAATGAATCCCTTACCCAAGTCCAGAACTTTTTCAGCCAGTCCTTGAAGTCCTCGATGAGCGAGATCCTGTTTGCCGTACCGATGATGTCGCCACGCACCATTGCCTTTTTGGCCAGCTCTGTAAGCTTTTCCGTCCCCTTGTCACCGACGAGACGGGAAAGACATTCACTTGCTATCGCATCATCACCAGAAAGGTTTGCATAATTCGAATCCGTTTTGACTTCCTCCCATATAGGCAGCTGCTTCATCAGTTCAACGCCTCTTTTGTAAAGTTCAGGGTTTGCGTCTTTCAATGCGGAGAACCACAAGTGGGTGTATTCGTGGATTGGAGTGTTCGGATTCAGACGCTCTCGATTGAGATAAATCTTTCCTCCCACTGTTGCACCATATACCGTTCCGTCAGGCTCACGCAGGAATTCGACAGATTCTTTAGCATTGACTTCCTCGCGCTGTGCAAGACCAGTGGTGTCCTTGTATTCTCCACTATAGAGAGACTGCTTGATAGACTTCAAAATCTCCACAAGCGGCTTGCCCTCCGCTTTGTTCAGCGCCTTGTCAGGATAGAAGAACTCGACGATGTGCGCATCTCCATCATTCGTCATGCCCTCATTCGGCTTTCTGGAGATCACGATGCTGATGCCGTTGGATTCCCCGGCGTTGTCGAAGTTGGATACGGTAGCATTATGGTTGCTCACACGTATAGTGACCACCTGCCCGTTCTTTGTTTCGAACGTCGCATACTGGCTACTCTTGTCTTTATCTGAAGAACCTAATGCAGAAGCCAGGTCTCCAATAAATGTCCAAGGCCTGTTGTCTGGATTCTCATTGTATCTATCTATTGCTTTATCAAGATTATTGAGTATCTTTGCACCGTCAATGCTTGATATAACAGTGCCTTTGAAAGAAGACTCGTCTTCCGGTAGCACGGTATCAAGCATTGTTGCATTTATAGCCATTTCTCTCATCGCCTGATCCGACAGTAACTCCACAGGGATTCCTGCATTTGACAGCATCTGAGATACGGCTTCATACGCAAGTCGGTTCTCTGGCGAATTGTCAGAGAGAATTTTGTCAACCATCTGGAACAACGCAACATTTCCTGTCGTTTCATCGGTACGTTCCTGCACCTCTCCAAAGATATTACGGACATCCTTTCCGAGAATCTCCAGTTCCGCACGTGTCGGATACGAGAACCCTTTCAATGCCATCGGCGTTTTCCTAAACTCTTCGAATGTCATCATCTCGCCTTCAGGCTTTAGCTTCTGGATAGCTTTATAGAAGACATATCCCATTCTGGCATAACTGTCTTCCGCATCATAACGGCCTGCAAGAAAGTTGTTGAGTTCTCCGCGTTTAGCCATCTCATCTGCAATCCATTCTGCAAATAAACGGGCTGTTTCCTCTTCTCGTGTTCCCCAATAACTTGAGCCTTTATCCATTGACCTCGTATGATAATCAGACTTTTCAACGTCATCGACAAGATCATTGAAAGCCTTTCTCATCTCTTCGCGCATAGGAAGTCTCTTGTCGGAAGTGACATAGCCCAGTTTTACATTTGCGGCGCGACTGAAATAGTTGTCCAGGGCATGCCACCATTCGTGTGCAAGTGAGCCTGCCCCTCTTGTCTTGGTAAGGTTGATGACCACTTCGCCCGGCTCATAGTGGGCGGACGCAGCGCCACTTCCTCTCGAACCGAAGGCAACGCCAAGCTCTCCATTCAAGCTCATGGCTTTAGGAGATACACCAATGATCTTAGACATGTCCATGAAAGAATCGTAGGCATTGTTCAGCGCAGCCTGTCTGTCTGCCTGATTTGCCCAGTTTCCGAACTGGACACCTCTAAATCCGAATTTGTTGGCAAACTCCTCGGCGGTGACATCCTTCCCGTTCCTGTAGTCTTCGCCATTGCGGGTCTCATTGTCTCCGGAGAAGTACACGAAGTTGCTTCTCTGGCGCACAACGTCCTTTACGAGGCTCTCCCACCTTTCCTTGTTCGCATCTATCTGCTTCTGGGCTTCCTCGCGACTATTCAGACGCTCGGCAAGGAAGAACGGCATTGTATTGAACGCTGTCTTCTTCGGCCCATACTTGTCATCCAGTGCAACACCATAATACCAATGATACTTTCCATCGGAGCCCTTGTCGTAATAGTGGGTTATGTGGAAATATGACTTCTCCACACTTTCACCACTCTTCTTGGTCGCTGCCGCAATCGCTTCGTTTGCAAGGCGGTTCAATTCCTCATGCTCTGCTTCCGGAGCAGCAATAGCATCCTCTTTAGAGCCATACTCCTTCTCCAAAGGAATAAACTCTCTTGTGATAGGATGTGCAAAGCTGATTTGGTATTTCTCATATCCGACTGTTTCCCTCTTCTCCAGCGGCTCGGAACATTCAAGCCCCTTGGCCTTCAATTCCTCAATTCGTTTAAGGGCAGCTTCTCTCGTAGGGAATATTTCATCCACGGCAAATCGATTGCCCCTCGTTATTGCCGTGGTGAGGTTCTTTGCCGCAAGAACCCGATATCCTGTTGTCTCCACCTTCGGATTGATTCCTCTAATTTTAAAGTTCTCAATAGGATGGTCTGCCGTTTCATCGGCATTTGCAACTTTAATAAGGTAAACCAGTTCATCCACGACATCCTCGAATGACTTCAGACTGCGGGAAGGATAAATCCAGTCTTCTCCATTGACACCACGCAGGCTGTAAGAGTCAAACGTGCTGCTGCATACGATTCTACCTACCGGAATCTTTGTATTCTGACCGGCCGGATAGCCGAGCCTGTCAAAGACCTCGTTATACAACGCAATGAGGTTGAGAGGATAACTTGTGCCGTTAAACTCCCTGTGATTCAATTCTCCAATCCTCTGCTGCTGGGCTTTCGCTTCAGCGACGCCTACATATTTGTCAGCAACAGCCGCCTCTATTACCTTGTCTCTTACACGCTCGTCAGCATCGAATAGTTCCTGGAGTATCTTTATGCCAGTATAAGCCTTTTCGGCCCATTTCTCCACGTTTGTCTTCTCGCCCCAACGCTGTCTCCTTCTTTCGTCCTTTGTCCCTGCCACAGGCTTTTTCGTGGAAAGGAATGCAGCAATGGCTGCCTGAGCGAATCGTGCGTCCTTATCACGAAGAGCGCCTTCTTCAACCGCCTTACTGAGATTCGGCTTCTTGAAGGCTTTTGAGAATGGCAGGGATATCAGGCTTTCAAGCGAAGTGTTTTGAACTGACTTGGCAAGGTCACGCAGCATATCCTTTCGAGCACCAGAAATCTGTTCACCATAGTCCTCAATCTTCCCTGATTTATTGTTCTTTATCTCCGAAGTTGTTGAAGATCCTTTTTGTTTTGCATGTTCTGATTTTTCCCTATCATACTCTTCCGACTGCTTCATATAGCCCTGAAGGTCGCCGGTTTCCTCTTTTCTTATAGGATTGATATCGACCTTAATCCCATTAATCGAAAGCGCATCCTCTTCACCGTTAAGCGCATTGAACATGTCGTCTTCCCTGATATCTCCACGATACTCGACTACAACATCCAGATCCGAGTCTGGTCTAGCGTCATGACGATTCCTGGAGCCATGGATATCCATGCCGATTATTTCTGCGTGAATATCGTTGTCTCTCATCACATCGTTGATATGATCTGCCACAATGCCTTTAATCTCATCACGCGAATAGCCTTCAATCCCTTGAACAGGTTTCTCCTTCTGAGGCTTAGCAGCTTTCACGCTTGCATATTCAGAAAACGGCTTTGTCTTTCGCGTGGAAGAGTCAATCCATTTCTTGAACTCTTCCTTGGTCACTTCAGTAATCTTGCCGAGACCTTTCCAACCTTCCTCGTAGTTGGAAAGATACGCATCTCTGGCTTCCTGCTCGGAAGAAAAACCATACATTACCTTGGACTCGTCAAATTTTCCGGTTTTTGGGTCTACCTGGTCGATTACGTATACGTTACCATGTTCAGGATCATCTGAGAGGAATATATCAATGTGGTCGTTATCCACGGCCTTCGTGCCACGGATATAACCATAGTCATTGTGCATTTCTGATTGCCATTCCTTGCCGTCAGCATCTCTTCCTTTGCGTATACTTCCCTTAGGATTCTCGATGGTGACATCCATTCCGTCAATCTTGACATGCCCCATGCGATAGTTGCCCGCTTCTTTCTGAGCATCGCTTGGGTTTGTATTGACCTTGCTTCCTTCCTCTGCGATTTTTTCTCTTACTTCACCGCTTCCGCTTTCGTTTTCAGTTCCTCCTGTATTATCGGCAGGTTGCTCTCCACCCTCAACTCGTTCTCCTGCTGCAGGAGTTCCTGTGCTTCCTTGTTCCCTTTCTTGGCTTGCTGTACTATCGCCAGCCAATACATTGCTTCGCTGCTGTCCATCATATTCAAAATTTAATGTTTCTAAAATAGCCTGTGCGAGTGTTCTCGGAGTGTTGTCCGGCTTCTCGAACAGAGTTTCTTCCTGGGTGCCTTGGATGAGGTCATACAGGTGGTTAAATGTAGATTGTATCAGGCTCTGACTTTCGCCTTTATACATTGTCGCCAAATGTAATGCAAAATTACTGAATTTCTCGGCAGGCAGATAGCTTTCTCCGGTAACATCGTCCATTGCATACTGCATTTTCCACGATTCAACGGCTAAACGAGCTTCTTTCCAATTCTTGGCGTTGGCAAAGTCTTCGCCCTGCGACAATGCGTTGTACGCTCTGATAGAATTCTGAATTTCCTTTACCATTCGCTCTGTGTTCGGACTTTCATTGTCTCTGAATGCGGTGGCAAGGATAGCACGCTGAGCTTTGGCCGGCATAGCATTGAACATTTCTTCAAGACGGATGTTGCCACCTGTGAATATGCTCTGATACATTATGCCTTTCAAATCGTTCTTCGCTTCAGCTGTGATACCTCCCTTACTGTCAAATGCGCTCTTGTACTGCGTAGGAGTGATGAAACCACGCCTGTTCATCCACGCCAATACTTCATCGCCATTCCTGTCCACAAGTCCTGCAAAAGAGGTCTCATCATCAGAAGAAGCGAGAAGCATATCGGCGAATGTGCGCATATCGGCTCCCATTTTCTGCACGGCATTCTTCGGCTTGATACGCTCTGTACCTCCGCTTTCGGTGTCCTGCGCAACAAACTGACCGAGGGTAATGGCTTTTGCGTCGTCCACATCAAGCATATTGACGAGTACAGGATGATTCATCGCTGAAATCTCATCGGCATTCAGACCGAAGTCCGCAGCGTGGTCCATAAGGTACTGCTTGTAAATGGCAGACTGCTCTTTATCGCCCTCCCATATCAAACGGAGCGCATCACTACGGTTGTTGCCCTGTATGACTTCGCCACGGACATTTGTGGTAGGCGCACCGGTATATGCCGTAATTGAGGATGTGATTTCTTCGGGACGGATGTTTCTGGCAATCTTACGGGCAGACAATACACTCGCATCGTCAGTCCTCTCTTTCGGCTGCGATTCATCAATGAAGTGGGCAGGATTTCTCGTGCCTTGGATGTGGCTCGGCTGCAAGGTCTCCGCTTCAATGACAGCGACACGACCGGGAACAATGACATCATCGCTGAATTTCACGGCTATATCGTTGCCCTGCAGGTGTGGTATAGGTTCTTGTCTATCCACCTTATGACCGCTTACTCTCCTGTAACCTCTTGCTCGTGCGTCCTGCGGTGTATCATCGGAAATGTCCGGCACACCGTTCAAGGCTTCACGCTTGATGCGCTCTGCTTCCTCGCGCTCTGCACGGAGTTTTTCTTCCTCGGCCTTGCGTATGGCTGCCTGTTCCTCTGCGATCCGTCTCTTTTCGGACTCCTCTGCATCTTTCCTGCGCCTTGCGGTTTGCGCAATCCGCTTCCACACGGCAAGATTAGCCTTTGCTTCTTCAATGGCAGCCTTACGCTCTTTCTCGGCTGCAATCTTCTCCGCAATGGTCGCCCCTCCTTTGGATTTGGCTTTCTCTACCTTTTTCAACGCTGTTTCCTTGTCGGCAACCATTCCGTCCGTTACGGTCTGCGCCATTGCTTCATCGCCATCTGTCTGTTCAACTATGGCATCCCAAGCGAGGTCGGGAGTTTCAGCCTGCTCATAGATAGGATTTCCCTGCTCATCTTTAGGAATACGCTCGAAAGCGGACACCTGCGGTTGCTCCGGTTGTTCGATTTTGACAGGATTCTGTTCGATTTTGACAGGATTCTGTTCGATTTCAGGTGCTTCTTGTTCCTCCACGGACTGAACAAGTTGGGCCTGCATATTCGACAGATCCTCCGGAGAAAGGTACGATACGGATTCGATGCTGCCGTCATTCTCGATTGCTATCTCATATTTCCCATCATCCGTAAGTTCCGACTCTACAATTCCATGCTTGACGGAACCAGACCCGACATCATTAAATGAAATCCGGTCGTTAATTTTGAAAGGATTCTCAGGAGTCCGTCCTGTACTGTCTTCCTCATATTGACGAGCGTCAACATCCAACTTCTGTTGCTCATATTGTTGCAGTCTTGCCATATTCGTGGCTTCAGCCATATTTTCAATCTGCTCCTTAGACATTTGAGAAATACGAGGGAGGCCGGTATTGGCATCAATATCTTCATTAAGTATAACATTTATTGTCCCATCTCCATTATCGACAACGCCCTGTTCGTCTGCTGCAACCTGAACCGTGAATGACTGCCCCTGCTCATTCGTCAAAGTATATACATCTCCAGGATTAAACTGGAGCACACCATCAATAATGTCTGCTTTCTGCTGTCCAATTTGTCCACGAATCTGCGACTCCGCCGCTTTCTTTTCTGATTCAGGATCTATTTCAGCGTCAACTCCTACAATTTGAGACGGAGAAACGGATTCAATTTTTCCAGTCTTGTCATCACGAATGATTATATAGTCCTCCGAATTATGGATGTCAACCATTGTTCCATCAGGCGTGAGCCTGACTACACCGGAAATAATATGAACTGCTCTGTCATCAACAAGTCTGGCCGGTTGCAGTTTTCCAGTATCACTGTTCGTGCTGGCATCAATGGCTGCATTTACGGATGAGATTCTATTGTCAATATCATCTCTGACTCTGTCAATGACGCCATCGAACGTCGCTTCTGCATTCAAATAATCCAATGCGACAGACTTCTGTTCTTCCGTAAGTTTCCCCATCTCATTTCCAAGCATCAACGTTTCAATGTCGATGCTTGACATACCCAACGCCTGCTGAAGCCTTGCTTGCTGATATTCAAACATTATTTTCGCATCATGAACTTCCTGCGGTGTCGCTAAGGTATATCCATTTTCATAAGAAGACTCCAAATCCGTCATTTCAGGGCTTGATAATTCCCTATGCTTTTCATCTCCTTTTAACGTACCTTCGTAAATCTTGATACTTTTTGCATAATCCAGAATAGCCTTTTCTCTTTCAGGATTCCTTTCCCCGATGATCACCTCCGACAGGACCGATGACATTCCTTCATCGCCGGCCTCCGCAAGCCTGTCCTCTATATCCTGCCATTCCTGATCGCCGAATTTCTTTTTCGCCTTAGCCCTCGCTTTCTCCATTTCTTTCCTTGCTCTGTACTTTGGCGTTCGCCATGCAGCCGTACGAATTGTACTGAAGACTCCGCCCATCAACGCCACTCCAAGAAAAGTATCAATATTCTGGTCCAGGTTGAAAACTCCCGTATCGTCCGATGAATCCAACGTGCTATCTCCAACGAGAATGGCATTCTCAATGTTGCCTGCGACCTCTTCCGCATACTCTCCGATGGTTCCGTGCCACTTCGTGCGCTTCTGGAAATCCGCTATGAGTTTGGCGGCGTCAGTCGCACTGACATCGTCAACGAAATCCACGACATTCTTCAGGCCGAACTTCTCCATGCCCTTCCTGCCGAGCTTAGAGACGATTCCGAGAGCCGGAGCGAAGTATTCGCCCAGCATCTCGGAATGGTTCTCTATTGCAGTTGACGTGAATGCCTTTGCAATCGATTTCCCGAGGCTTTCTGGGTCATGGCCTGCAAATACGGTCTGCCCCTGTCCGTCCATATCAGTCTCGATGTCACCGACATGCCTGTCGATGGCGTCACCGGCCACACGGACAGCGCCGGATGTCCCTGCCATGACAGCGGAACCGGCTATGTCACCCAAGGCGCGTCCTGCAGCCCCTGCAGCCTTTGTCGCGAACTTCTGGGCTGCTCTGGTCGCTCCTTTCTTCGCAAACCTCGACAGCGCATATCTGGCCAGCATGCTCTGTGTGGACTCTCCAAGCGTGGAAGCCGGGTTGACCGCCATCTCCAACATGAACGGCAGGCTCTGTGCCGTCACGGCTCCCGCCTTGTATCCCCTGCCTATGTATGAACCGAAGTAGGCATTCGTGGCGAGTTCCACCGACTTCGCGTCCAGTAGCATCTGCTCGGATTCCGAAAGCGGCTTTCCCTCATCGTACTTCCTGAGGGCCTTAAGCAGTTCGATGCTGTTCTTCGTGTCTGACACTCCCATGTCCCACGTGTTGACGTCAAACAGCTTGTCTCCGAAGCCGCGTGCTACGCCTTTGAAAAAGCCGGGGAATTTGCCTTCCTGGACACTCTTGTCTGCCTCGGCTATAATCTCTTCGGCATTGCTCATCGCATTCTTTGCAGCCTCCAGTTTGGATATTTCGCTCTGGAGTTCGCTGTTCGCGCCCTGAAGTGTCCTCTGCTGGGCATCGGACATGCCTCCGGACCCGCCTTCAGGATTATGGCCGGACGCGGCAATGGCATGTGCAAGTGTCGACAGGAATCCACCTTTGCGTGCGTCTTCCTGTTCCTTCATATATATGTCACGGGATTTCGTCTGCGCCTCATCCAGTCGTGAGTTGATGTCCCTGCTGAGGTTGGCTACCTGCTGCCTGTTGGCATTCTCCAGATATGACCTCACATCACCAGAAGGAGCCGCGGTCCCATCATCAGACGGTTCCAGGCCTTCAGGTCTCTGCGGAATGGGCACATCAACAGGTTCAGGCTTTTCCACGGTCGCACGGCTGTGGCCGTTCCCCATCTGTACCTCCCAGTTCCTGTTTTCCATGGCCGGATTCGGCATGACAGGCCCCGGCTGTTCCACTGAGTCAATCTTCTCGGCACTAGGAGCGGAAGGAGCTGCCGGAGCAGTATATGACCAATTCTTAAACTGCTTCTGAAAATTCACCTTTTCGGAAACGGGAAGTGAATACTCAGCCCCGTCATTATCGTATATATCGACTGTTGCGTTGGGATACCGCTTTTCAAATGCAGATACCTTTTCTTCTGGAATATTATAAGTATCTCCGTTTACTCTATATTTTGGCATAATTTACTTCTTCTTATCGGTCTTATAAATAGAGAAATCCATAGTCTCTTTCGAGCCGTTCCCCTTATCTAAATACTGAGAGAAATCTTCTTCAGACACTTGCTGTCCTGCAAGTTCACGAATGTCATTCTGCAGATCAGGATTACCTTCAAGATTTGCCCCTATGACTTCCAACATTTCGTTCTTTGTCAGAGGCTTATAAACTAGTACCTTGTTGCCATTTTCATCCTCCCTGATATTCCCATTCTCGTCTCTGGCATATATAGGCACACCGAATTCATTTGTTTTAGCGGTCTTGTAGTATTCTTGTGCCTGCTGTTTAACATCATCAGGAAGCCTGTCCCAGATCTGCTTGACATTCGCGTCATTTACGGCATCAGAATTAACTGATATCTGCCCTTTTCCACGACCAAGGGAAAATGTATACTTCCCTTTCGTTCCGCCGCCGGATCCGCCGTACATAGCTTGCATCTTTTTGTTGAACTGGACTTGTTTCTGAGACCTGTCGGCAGCAGCGCGCTTATTGGCAGCCGCTATCTGGCTTGCCGCTATATTTTCTCTGGAACTACGGTCCGCGTCGTCTTTCTCCTTCCGATACTTTGCATCAGCCGCATCCTTACCACGCTTATACATCTCCGCTTCATTTTTTCTTCCCATTTCAATCCTCCATTGTTCAAGTTGCTGCTGCCACTTGTCTTTGGCGTCCTTATCTGCTTTATCAGCCTTATAAGCAGAAAGGAGAAGATTATTATACTTATCAGCATCCGCCTTGCGTTCCGCATTCAATTTGTCCCAATATTCCTTGGTCTTCGCCGACATTGAAGTCTTCGGGTCGTACATATCCGGAGCCCCCTTGGATGCAAAATAGACGTTTGCCAAAGCGGAGATGCCATCGCCGATTGCAGAGAATATTTTGGATCTGCGCTCCCTTTTAGCTTCAGCGGCTTTCTCCTCCGGTGTCATTTGGCCTTTTTCTGCAACATGCTTGGCAAAAGCAAATGGACTCATCTCTCGCCCCTGTTCATCATATAGTTTACCGGTATTAGCCTTGTATGTCAGGCCATCTATCGTCTTGTCCGGACGCGCATTGATCAGTTCTTGCTTTTCAATGATTTCCGCTGGTTTCGGAATTGACTTGTCGTATTGAAGTTCCGGTTTACTAATCAGGCGTGGTTTGGTAATCCTGTCAAAGGTTGTCACTCCCTTATTGTCCTGAGTTCCCTGAGGTCTTACAGCAGTCGCAGAAGGTGCAGCACTTTCTACAATGCCAGGCTGCGTAGGACTTTGCTCTTGTTGTGGCGGTGCAACAGTCTCAACCTGTTTAATCTTCTTATCTTCTTCTATCATTTCTAAACGAATTAAATTGACGCCATACTGGCGGCTGCGTCAGCCACACCCTTTACGGCGTTGGCTGTAACTTCCGCTTTTTTCAATGTCATATTGTTCAATTGTGAATTCAAGTCCGCATTTTTCGAAAGATATTGACTTTCTATGCTGTCCTTCCTTTGGTCGGCAGCAGCAGCGATCTTGCTGGTAGCATCCACAAGAGCCTCATTATTTGCAGCCTTTGCCGCTGCAACACTTTCATCTGTTCCGCCCATCACTGCGGCGACTCCGGCGGCTTGTTTGTTTCGCTCCCTTATGCTGTTTGCCGTCTGTGTGAGCAATGCTTGCGCATCGGCTCGCTGAGTCGCATCTTCATTATAACGTCTGTCGAACCAGTCCTGATTCTCCAGCATCTGTTGTTTGGTGTTTCCAATAACATCCTTGTACGCTTTTGCGTTCTTAATACCACCATAAATACTGGCAGCCGCTTGCATACCTGCGCCTATCATGCTACCTATACCTGGAAGTGCCATAATTATTGATATTTAATAGTTAATACTTAATTAAGTGGTTCAAAAATAAATAAGTATATTTGCATGAAAGGTTTATGTAATTACGTAGTAGTATTTTTTTCAAATATGGATGTCAACGGAAATAAAACTGGAGGCCGAAAGAAAGGGACTCCAAACAAGAATACGAAAAAAATGAAAGACGCCGTTGCTGAACTTCTCGACAGTTACAGCAACAGCGGACAAATGATTAAAGACTTCATGGAGTTGGAGCCGAAGGACCGGCTCTTTATAAGCGAGAAACTTATGCAGTATACTGTTCCTAAACTTCAGGCCGTCGATTTGAGTACCGAAGAAGGTAAGAAACTCACAATAGAGGAAAGACTGATACAGTTATCCAAAATCCCAGATCAGAATGGTCTATAAATATCTACTTTAGATAACTGTTTAACATACAACTTTTTACAAGTTTTTCATAAACTTAAATAATAATTGTAATTCGTAGCCCCCGACAGCAGAGATGTTCTCGGGGGATTA